ATATTTCTGATTTCTCTAGTAGGTTTATAATCGTCAGTTTTTACTTTCCATAGTTGCCCTCTTTCATCTTCTGTATCATCTTCAATTGCTTCTGGTCTACCTTCATAGAATTCATAATATTTTTTTACTTCCTGTAGTTCCTTGGCAAACTTGGTATCAGTACTATTTAATCCTAGTAATGACTTTTCTATTTTGTTATATATATCCACTTTATCACCTCCTATTCTCTTGTTCCTTTACCGCTAAATAGTTTAAGCTCTCTATCAAATGTTCTATGTATAGTTGTATCTGTCATTAGTGCATATCTTATCTTATCCATGGCATGGTCATTTATTTTTACAACCTCTTCTTTTCCTTTATCTAATTTATCACTATCCCATACATACGAACCAAATTCTTCTATATCATGAATGCAGCTTGGATCTAAAGTGAATTTATTTATATTAAGTAAATAAGATACCATTTGTATTCCTATTTCTACATTGTTTTTAGCTGCTATAATTCTTATATTATGTCTACTAAAATATTCATCTTTTAGTAATTCTACTCTTAGTGGTGCTGCACTTGGGTCAATAGCAATATATTCTGGCATAACCATGTTTTCTCGTATAAAATTCTTTAAATCTGACACATATTCTTTTACTGTCTTTTGCCCTTCTTCTCTACCATTGTGATAATAAGATGCTATTTGATGATATCTCTTTTCAGGTGCATAATATCCAAATATACCAAAAGTAGTGGCATTTTGTATCCCGAAGTCTCCAGCTATAAATATCCTTGTCCAGTTTCTTTTCATTTGAACTGTGTGTATTTCCGGATTAAACATAGGATATATAGCTCCATCTGCCACTGCCCATTGCATTTGTTATCGTAAAGGCTCTTTATCCTTCACTTCTATACATTTCTATATAGTTCAGACTATCTCATAACCTTCAACTTTACTTGGTAAGGTTTTGGATTTCGTGGATATTTCTGCATATAAAAAGATACTCAAAAGAGTATCTTCTACTTAGCTTACTTTATCTAGTCGTTAAACCTTCCTAAGATTTCTCATTAGGATTGGTAATTGATTAGCATATACATTTGTACTTATGTACTTAGCCTTCCAATTTTAACCCAATTTGCAACATATCATTTCTGATATGTGGGGCCAATATGTTAACCCAAAATATATCTGTTATAAAACACTCCAGTATACATTGCTTTATATCTAGCTTTTATCTTTTCTGATAGAGACAAATTATCATCCATTGTAAAATGTAAATACAATAAATTTTTCTTTTCAGCTTCATCTATCCATTTTTTCTTGAACCAATGGAAAGGTGCCCCTGGGTTACAATTGAAGAAAAACTTACTTCCTTCTACTGAACATCTACCAGTTGCTTGGTTGACAAAAGACTCAGGCATTAATGCTACTTCATCAAAGAAACATGAACATAATGTAATCAATTTGTTATCGTAAAGGCTTTTTATCCTCTACTTCTTATAGTTTCCTATAAGTTCGGCATATATTTTCACCCTCGTTTAACGTTAGGTTCTCAGATTATCCTATATATAATCGTGTCGGACACTCGTGGGCAATCAAAATAAATTGATTGACATTATAAAATGTGATATTATATTCTATTCTATTATTTTATTTTATATCTTTTTAACGCTCTACTTATTGTCTTAGTACTAACATTTAATATTTTTGATATTTCTATTATACTAAGGTTATCTTCCAAAAATAACTTCCTTAATTCATCTTCTTTTATTTTTGAACTCCTATCTGGCAAATTAAAATTTTTATTCCTTAATTTAACATTATTATCTTTCAATAATTTAGATATAGACCAACTTGACACATTAAATAAATCTCCTATTTTTCTGGTCGAATAACCATTATTATATAAATCTATTATTTCATTAATTTCATCGGCATCAAATTTAATGCTTGTTCTTCTATATTTTTGACCTCCAGGACACATATTGTAACCATTAGGAGTTAAAGAATTATATTTTAAAATACATTCTTCTTCTAATTTATTTAATTGCTCGTAATTATCTATATTTTCATATAATACTTCGTAATAAAAATTTTCTTTACCATACTTTTTTATAGCTTTATGAATTAATTGAGTTTGATTGGATTTCAATAATTTTAAATGTTGTTTAAAACGTACCTTACTACCTTGAGTGGTTTGACCTATATACACTTTGTTATTTATTTTATTTTTTAATATATAAATTTCACCATTCACTAGGTCACCTCCTAACTATGCTAAATAATAAAATAGTTTCAATCCCTATGCTCTACGATACCTACAGTCTTTTAACTCTATAGGTTATCTCGGTATTAGCATCTCAGCCTTCACCGATATTGCCCGAAGTTTACTTATACATTTCTGTATAAGGAGGCATCACTCTACCTTGAATAAGATCCTGTGACCTTTCATCTTTTCCACCAAATATATAAAAATAATTAGTAACATTACCTTTTGTTACTATTAATAGATTGTCTGCTCTTTTATCTTGTATATTATATCCTCTAGCTTTTAACATTAATTTAAGCCAAAACAGTACATTTCTTCTAAATGAGCCTATTGTTTTACCACACATACCAGCGTTTTGTCCATTAAACTTTTCCATGACAAATACAACATAAGCTAGTGACATCGATACAGTTTTTCCTGATCTTATAGCTCCATCTGCTATAATTCCATCCATATCATGTACCGGTGAACTATCCATCCACCATGTAAGGACCTTCTTTTGTTTAGTGGAAAATGGTTTAAATTTTATAGTAGCTTTTTTCACTGTATGAACTTTATTATTTTTTATTTTGGACCATTTCTTTTTTAAATTATCAAGCTTATTATTCATCGTTCCATACCTCATCTGTCGCATTGTTTAAAGCTTCTATAAATCCATCGTTTTCTACTTCTTCTTGTGTATTATCATGTTTGTTCATTTCCACTTCCAGTTTAAGCATTTCTATATCAAGCTTAGTTTTTACACTAGTAGGTAATAAGTCCATTCTATCTGATAGCCATTGTAATGCTTTCATTTTATCTTGTAGCTTTATTTTTATTCCGTCTCTGCCTTCTGATATCTCACTTATCAAGCTCCCATCTACTTCATCACTATTTTTAAGGCTTATAGTATTTTTAGTGTATGTTCCGTATTCGCCCTGCACTTCCTTACTGTTAAACTCTAAGTAATCTGTTATATCTGCAAAAGCTATATCTATATACTTTTTCCATAGTCTTTTACTAAGAAGCTTAGAATTTATTTCTTGTTCTTCTAGGCATTCATTGGTTAATCTATCTATTTCAATTTTTATCTTGGGATTTCTTAGGCTTTTGGAACCTTCTGACATAGCTGTGGCATAACTGCATTCATATGCTCTTTGATAAGCTTTTGTAGCATTAAAGTTTTCTATATAATAAATACAGAATAATTTTTGTTTTTCGGTAAGTTTATCATTTTTTAAAACTGACTCAATATCTTCATTAATAGCTTGTTTATTTTTATCAGTTTTTTTATTAATTACGTTCCTTTTATTTTTTTGTAACGTGCCTTTTAACTTTTCTTCCCATTTATCTTGAGATTTCCATTTTCTTATCTGAGCATCTTTAACTTCAAGCTGCGTAGCAATATCCTTGAGTAAGATTTCTCCATTATTTAATTTATATATCTCAAATGCTTTATCTCTGTTTGGACTTCTTACCCTTGCCATATCACCACCTCATTATCTTTTCTATTTAAGCATCTTCCTCATTTTCATTATAAAATTCTTCAAACTCTTCATCATCAGCTATGACTCCAAAGTAATAGCACTCGTGGCCAAAATAAATATGAAATAAAGGCACAAAACAATATATAATACATTTCACAGTAGACATATTTGCCACACATCGTAATCCTTGGTCTGCTAGATATTCATTAATTCTTAGAAAATATAATACAAATGATATTAACGATACTGCTACAAATGCTAAACATATTTTAAATATCATTTTATTTGCTCCTTTTACTATTTATATTTTTATTTCTATATTTTAGCTTTCTTTTGTCCGACTTAGCTTCTATTAATTCCTGAACTAATCTTATATATTTTTCATCATTACTTACCCTCGCATGACTGGTCAATAGATACAAGTTTCTAGTTTTAGGCATCTTTTTTCTTATACAGTTATCTATCACTGTTTTAGCGACATTAAAACCATATATGTGGGAATGCCCTTTTATAAATGGCTTCTCAGTGTTATATACAACATATCCTTTCTTTACCGCTAGTATTATGTATTCTTTTCTTTCATACACTTTCTTTGCTCCATCCGTTTTATCAAAATTTGGTATTTCCTTCATAATGTCATCATATTTGTACAATTCCTTTGGAATTTCTATTGTAGGTTCTATAACTTCATCTATTTCCTTCCATCTTTTTACCATATAATCACACCTTTTAACAAAATAAAAAAGAACACTAAATTATTAGTGCTCTTTGTGGGAGTAATGAATAAAAACAATCATTAGAAGGTTTCCAGAGTTGCACTGGATAATACTCATACCTTCATATTGCACCCAAATCAATGGGCGCATTAAAATGGAATATAAAATCTTAAAAAGTTTAAAATTAAAGATATAGTTTAAATATAATGTAAAACAATAAGTAATTAATAATACTAATTGATAGATAGATTTTTTAACACACAATATATATGAATATTTTGATTTTATCACGGTTTACTCCGGAGGTTTTAAAGTGGTCCTCTCACTCCTACTACTATGTTTTAATATATATATTAGTCGCCCTCGCGAGTTGAACACGAGTATATACTTGTTTCATATATAGTCGACAATTTAATAATCCACTTGTATATAAATCCCATAGCAACATATTGAGGGAAGAGTACCTCTACTCTTGTCCCTCGAACAGAAACTTAATTTGAGTGGAATTAAGTTCTCATTTCTCCAGCATAGTGTGGTATGCTCTAAAAAAATTACAAATTTAGGATACGTTAGCATTTCTGCTATTCTTATACTATTATAGTACCATGACTTTCTATGCTTTTAGTCCGGAATTTGTCCGTATTTTGTCCTAAAAGTGTCCCTCTAATCAAGCCTATATCTTAATTTGCTAGCTTTGTATATATTTCATCTATAAGCACTCTTGGATACATACTATTTAATGCACTTATTACTGTATCTCTTCTTAATTGGTAATATGTACTTTTGCTTATATGCATTTTTTCTAGTATTTCTCTTCTGCTTGCTCTAACTCTTCTACTACAATATAATATTTCAAACAACTCCTTTTGTTGTAATGTAAAATTCTTAATTGCAATATCTATTCTGTTTTTTTCTATCTCTAATTCTTTTTTTCTGTATTGTAAATAATTAATTCTTTCTTCTTTTCTTATTACTTCCTGCTCTACTGTATTTGAAATATTATATGTTTTGCCTGTTTTCTCTGAGTCATAATTTATCCCACTACATCCTACATAATCATTATTTACTTTTGCTATTTCTAAGTCTATTATCTCTATGTCATCTTTTATTTTATTATAGGAAAATAACTTGCCTTCAACTCTTTTGTATAGCTTGTCAAATTCCTCCTTCTTCATACTCCCTCAACTCCTTATAAAATCAAACTTTTATTTAATAGTCTTGCTTAACCAATATTTCTTTATTTTAACTTTTAAATTATGTCTTTTTTCAAAAATATAATATGGTTCATACTTAAGCTGACATGTTATTATTTCATATCTTATATTAGTTCTTTTGTCCGTAAAGAAAGTTGTTCGTTTATGTTTCCATATCAATCTCATTTAATCGCCTCCCAATAAAACTAAAAATTTATTTATAATATCCTTCCTGTATTCTTCTCAATGTTCTTTGAAGTTTATATTCTATATGTTCTTTTAGCTTTTCTTTTGAGTTGTAATCCTTATTACTTGATAGATACAATATTTGATTGATTAAGATATTTACATCTGCAATTTCTGAAATTGTTTCATCTGATATTTCTCTTCCATTTGCTATATCCTTTGATATTTCCCTTGTCAATTCTCCCAGTTCTTCAATTAGTTTTAACTGTTGATTTCTAATTTTAAATGTATCTGCTATTGTTCTTATAGCTCCATTAATTTCTTCTATATTCATCTATTCATCCTTTCCCATTAGCATTTTTATATATTGTATTTCACAACTTTCTTCATCTTCAAAATCAAGTTCACAATTCATACAACCCGCTCCATCTAGGTCGTAACTTTCATTACAGAATACTTTAAATCTCTTGTTTATCAAATCAACTAATTGTCTTTCTTTGCAGCTTTTTCTTTTAGCTCTCATATTTTACCCTCCAACACTTTGTAACTTTTATTATGATTTATATTTAAATATTTCCAATATAGTTTTTTACCTTTAAATTTTCCACATGAATATTTATTATTTAAACAAGATTTTTTTATATTAGTATTACTACCTTCTTTTACGTTATAGAATCTTTTAGCTTCTGCTACTGAACTAAATATATGCTTCGTCGTTAAACATATTATTGGTCTGTTTATAACTATAGTTTTGCCTAGATTGTTTCTTATAGCTGACTCTCTAGCATTTTCATGTTTTGTTACAAATTTGCATGTATCTTTTGAATAAACTTTATTTGAATGTTTTCTAATATCTTTATCTAATTGATAATCCTCTCCGTTTTTCCAGTGACCATAATTTTCTAATTGTTGTATATCGTTCCAGAATCCAGATAAATTCATCCATTCCTTGCATACAGTAACTCCATTGCCACCATAATTTTTATATTTTGAATCATTTTCATCATAGCATCTTCTTATCATATCTCTCCATAGCCTAGCTACCCTTTTATGAAGTTCTGATGAGTTTACCCAATTTTTTGGCATATCATTTATATTTCCGTTCTTCAATATTCGATTTGGTTTAAATATATTTCCACTTTTAAAGCATTGATAGTTTTTATGCCTAACTATTGCTCCATCCTCAAATTTTATATCTATATCATAATAGCTATTGTAATTAATAAGTATCATTTTTTCTTTTTTAGATGTATAAGATACTTCTCCTATTTGTACATAATCTGTTGGTCTCTTTATATTTCCTTTTTTAAAATCACTATAACGTTTATTGTATGATATACTTCCATCTTCAAATATGACATCAATATTTTTACAATTCGTATATTTTATTATTTTCATTAAATGACCTTTTGTATTTCTATTTATCTCCCCAATTCTGCTATCCGTATTCATAAAATCAACTCCTTGATTCATTTTCTAATTATATTATATCATACTTTATCATACTTTATCATATAATATAAACATTTATAATAAAAATGTTGTATGTTATAATACTTGTAAGGAGTTGATTTTATGAAAAAGAAAATTACTATTACTCTCGATGAGGAAATACTAGAACAATTAAAAGAATATGCAAAGGAAGAAGATAGAACTATTAGTAGTCAAATAAACAAGATATTAAAAGATTTCTTCAAAGGGAATGAGTAAAATCATTCCCTTTTGTTTTTCTTCTACAAGCCATATTCTAACCCCCTATATTTTTTAACCTCTTTTCTAAAAGCCTCAGTCTTATCATAACCACAACCAAACATCTCAGGACAGAAACCTCTGTAAATACATTCTCTAACCATGCAGCTTGCTAATTCCGGTTCAGTCTTAGCTACCTCATCCTTAACGGCTTGCCACGCCTCCCTAGTTTCAGGAGACGCGCAGCTACATAATCTTTTTCTAGATATATTGATAAGTGCTTGTGCATTTGCTTCAACTTCATGGTTTACTAAACTACCTTGTGGTAAATCATCTCTGTTAATTCCTGTACGGTCAGTTCTTTGAGTTTTAACAAAGTGGTCTATACCAAATTTATGTCTAACAAAATGCACAGAAACCCAAGATTTCAAATCATACCAACGCCATTCAAATTTTAATTTTCTTATTGGTGAATGCTCTGATAATATCAATTGTCTTTTCCATTTACTATCAGGGTATGCTCCTGTATTTTTTCCTATTGTATTCATAGTTGCGTCCTTAACGTCTTGCCAATTATCAGCATGTTTAAATTTATCTATTTTCATTTCTTTTTACCTCCTCATAAATAATAGGATTAACTTGTAACCCTCTTCTATAATATTCACATTCTCTTTCACAGTTTGGTAATTCCATATTTCTAACTTCTAAACAGCGTTGACAATAATTATCAATTGGACCTTTTAATTTTATTTTCATTATTTCAACACCTTTCTTTTTCCACATTTTGTACATATAACTTTCTGATATTTCTTTTTTCCCTTCTTTCAATCCTATTGTAGTTCTTGCTGCATCTGCTACATCTCTATAAGTTCCTCCGATATCTGTTACAGTTATTTTAACAACCTCCATATTATTCATCCTCCCCTGTTCCTAATATATCTATGCCTGTTAACTGTCTACAGTAATTTCTTAACTTGTCCAATTGTCCAGTGACTCTACTATGTTTAGTTTTTAACTGGCTCAACTCATTTTCCAACATTGCATTTTCATTTGTAAGCAATCTAATTTGTTTTTCTAAGTAAGTATTTGCTAGGCTTAGTTCTCTATTAGCATCTAATAAGTTTTCTATTGAGTCCTCTTTAACTTCTATATCTTCTTTTAACTTACTATTTCTGTTCTTTAAGAAATCAATCATTTTGTGTAAATGTTCATTTATGCTTTGTGCTCTCTCTAATTCATTTACAAGGTCATTTATGTATTTTCTATTTAATAACATATTTAAATCCCCCTTATTTCATTTCTTGATTAATTAGTTCATCTATTACTTGTGACAGTCTTAAAATGTCATCTGTCAATCCTAGTTGGCAATATAAACTGCTAAGTATTTCTTTTAACTCGTCTAGCATAATATCACCTCCATATTTTCATTTGATTTTCAAATAATAATAGGGAACTATACTGGTATTGCATAATCCCCTATTTAGTTGTTATTCGTCATACTCAAATATATATGTTCCTGCTACTATATTTGTTTTCCACTTCTTGTTAAGGCTATCTGATACTGCTTGTCTACTTACATATAAATGTTTTTCTGCATCTCTTGTGCTTCTAAAGAAGCCTATAACTTCTCCAGTAATTGCATCTTTGGCTACTATAGTTCCTTTTGTTTTACTTTTATGAGCCGTTTTCTTAGCTAAATCATATCTATCTAACCATTCTAAATTACCAGCATAATTATCATAAACTAATCCATTTTTGTGATAAACTGTTAAATCGTTACAAGTATAATGTTTGTATTTTTCGTCTTTAGATTTTCTTATAACTTTATCATTTGTGTAATATATATCAACAAAGTGATATGCTACTAACCTTGCTACATTGTATTCCTTATATTCGCCTTGAAATTTAACTTTTATGAATTGTTTGTCCTTATTGCATCTTCTTTTATGTACATAATATGGTAATATAAAATTTCCTTCTGGTATGCTTTTATATATTCTTTTAAACCTTCCATAGTTGCTTATTATGAATTGTCCTTCTGAACCTTCTATTGTCTTCCATATCTCATCTTTAAAAATCTCTTTTGAATAAAATTCTTTAAGTTGTTTTTTACTTGTATTTTCATCTATGATGTAATATCTCTTGTTAACTTTTCTATTTTTTGATTTGTAGCTTTGTAATGTCCCTTTTGTTTTGACAAATAATCGGCACATTTTTTCATAAGTGGTTTCAGTTTTTAAGTTATATCTTGGATCATATAAATATAACATCACATCACCCCTATTTAATCCCCAAATACTCTTTTATTACTGCTATTGCTTCATCACTACCATTGCATCTAACTGCTCTATATCCGTACAAATTTAAATTGTCTAACCATTTTTCTTGTTCTTTGGTTAATCTCTTTGTTTTATCTGCTTTTAATTCTATAAATAATCCAAAATATTCTACATGTTCTGTTAGCCCCTTGTAATATTTTGGAACTAATAAGCTAATATCTGGAAATCCTTTCTTTAACCCCATTCTTTTTAATTCTGCTCCAACTCTAGGGCTTCTTTTACCTTCATTGACTGTGTGCATAAGCATATCTAGTTCTGGATACTTAGCCTTCTGCCATTCTGCCCATTCGAAGATTATCTTTTGATGTGTTGCTTCTAAATTATTTTTCATATTTGCTTATCTCAACCTCCCTAGCTATATTAATAGCTGTTGTTATTGCATCTTGAACGGAATATCCTAGTTCATAATAGAATTTAGCAAACTTTATAATCTCTTTCATATCCAATCCCCTCTAACAATCTATGATAAACCTTATATAACTCTTTGTACTTATTTGTATTTAGTGGATCATTTTCTATTCTTTTTATCTCAAGTTCTTTTATAGTCTTTTCTAAATCCTCTAGTAATTCCATATTTCTTATCTGTAATCCTGTTAATTTCATTACTTCACCTCTTCAAAAGTGTATATTTTTACTTCATCCTTTATTCTTCCGTTTACCAAATTGCCACATTCTCGGCACTGGCTTACTACACCTAGTCCTTTAACTTTTAGATGTATCATTGTACCTCCACAGTTTATGCAGCTTTTTTCTTTGCCTCCTAATACTTTTTTCATTAGTTTTCATCCCCTTAACTAATTTCCCATTATTTTTTTCTTTTCTCTGCTAATGGTGTTTTGCGCTACTCCTAATAAATCTGCTATTTGCTTTTGTTTCAGTCCTTGTTTCATAAGTACTGATATCTTTTCTCTTCTTTTTTCTAAGTCTTCTTTATCGTATTTTCTCTTTTTGATTGGTTTATCTATTTCTTTTCCTTTTAATTCTTTTGCTAACATTTCTAGTGCTTTTGTTTCTAACCTGTATAACTTATGATTTGGAATGTTCATTATTTTTGATATTTCTTTTAAATAATACCCTCTAAAATATTTAAGTTCTATTATTTCTCTAAGTTCTGCAGGTAATTTTTGAATTGCTTGTTTGATTATTATTTTATTTATGATTTGTTCTTCTGATATGTTATTGTGGTCTGGTATTATATCTTTTTTGTCCGTTTCTTCATCAACCGGTGAAGGTCTATCTAGTTCGGCATAATTCATTAATTGTAATATCTTTTCAATATCTTTTTCATCTGCTTCAAGATATTTTGCAATTTCTTTTTGTGTCGGAAATTTATGTAACTCATTTATTAATTTAGGTGTAGCTTCTAATATTTGTTTTTTTAGTTGATAATCTTCTCGGTGCAATTTATATGGTAAGTTTTCTCTCTTGTCTCTTATAAATTTTATGATTTGCCAGTTTATTAGGTTATATGCATAAGTTGTAAATGCTATCTTGTCATATTTATCTGGTTCAAAAGTATCAACTGATTTTATGAGTCCTATTGTTGCTTCTTGTTTAGCTGTTTCAATGTCTATCGTTTTACTTCTTGTATATTTTATTGCAATACTTATAGCAATTCCTATATTATTTTCAATTAATTGCTTTCTTACCTCTTTATCGCCATTTCTAGCACGTTCAAACATCTCTTTAGTATTATTATTCATAATTACCCCCCCTTACCAGGGGAAATCCCCTGGAATATAATTATTTGGCATAAAATCTATAGTTTTCTATATCTGTTCCAAATTCTATTATGTTTCCTTGAGCCATTTCAACTAATCTGCTTGCCACTGCTTCATCCCAACTAACTATTTCATCAATTGACTTTTCTGTACTAATAATCATAGGTTTTTTCTTGAGATATCTTTCATTTACTATTTCAAATATATATTTTAAATCTGCATCTGTTGGCTTTCCTTTTAAAAAGTCATCTAGAAAAAGAACTCTTGGAACTTTGTACTTGTCCATTTCCCTTATAAAATTTGTTTCATCCATTACTGATTGTTTGAGATTTATTAACATAGTTGTATATAGTTCATATTTACAAAGTACATTTTTACTAATCAAATTAACCATTGTCGCTGCTCCTAAGTGTGTTTTCCCCACCCCAGGTCTTCCTGTAATAATTAAGCTTGAGTTTGTATCAAGGAAATTATTACAATAACTTATAGCTTTATCTCTCGCTACTAATTGAGTTTCATTATTCACTTTATAATTTCTAAATGTTTTATTCTTGAACACTTCATCTAATCCACATTTTTTTAATTTTTCTTTGGATTCAAACTTATCTTTACATTTGCACGGCACTGCTTGCCCTAAATCATTAAATGTGTAATGTAAATCCCTACATATAGGGCACTCATATTCTTTTATATCATCTCTTTTAGGGATATTATTAACTCTCTCCATTAATATCTTTTTAAAAGTTTCATTCATCTAATCACCCCATATATTTTCATCTAGGCTATCTAATAATTTATTACTTTCTTCCAATCTTCTTTTAAACTCAGCATCATCACATTGCTTTTGTGTTGCTGGTATATTTTTCTGTTTTGAGGTAATACTATTATTAGATGTTTTATTATTTTGAAGTTCATATGCTTGTAATTGTTCTAAACTGGTTATATTTATATCTAGCCAGTTTTTTATTATGCCTTTTAAGTAACCAAAATTTAATTTCCCTTTTTCAGTACATATTTCTAATGCTTTTTTAAATAAATCAACATCTATTTGATTGCTTATATCTATAAGCCATTCTCCTACTATTCCATTAGCCATTCCTATATTTTTTTGATATAGCTTACTCATAAAAGATAATTTTTCACTTACATGCTCATTTACACATTCTTCCTCTATAGGTATATTATCCTTATCTAAACTAACCTTACCTAACCTATCCTTAACTATGCCGTCCATTGGTTGTCCATGGGACGTCCCATGGACGTCCATTTGTTTTGGTAATCTATCTGCTCTAGGTTTTTTTTCTAATATTTCTACTTCTGGAATAACCTGTAAAAGTAAATCCTTATAAATGCTATCTATTTTTCTATCTGCTCTTATCTTGTTATTTTCTTTCCAATCTGTTATATAAGTTACTAAATCTTCATTTAAAACATTTACAAAATTCTTTGCAACTAATATTTTTAAATCATCCTCAGTTGCTCCTATAGAATTTAAAATCGGATATGCTTCAACTATTCCATCATCGTCTGCATGTAACCCTAAATGAAAATATAAACATTGTGTGCTTGTTGGCATTTTTAAAAATCTAGCCGTATTTATAACTCTTAAAGAGAACATTCTTCTACTTGCGATAGGTCATCCCTCCTAGTTTGCAACTTGCATATTTTCATATCCAGAACACATGAAATCATACTCGTCTTTAGTCATATTAACTACATCTTTAGTAAATTTTTTGAATACATGTTTCTTAACTGTATCTTTATCTATTCCTTTGCTATAAGCTATTGCATATAATCTACTTATTTGTTTTTCTGATAACTTGCTGGTCCATCTATCTGGTGTATCTAACTGACTAGACTTGTCCTTATCGTGTTTATTAGTAGCATCACTATCTTTTGTATCATCTATTGCAAATAGCCCGTTTAAAGCATATTTTCTAGCATATGAACTGACTGACCCCGTAACCTGTGCTAAATCCATTCCTTTTTTTGTTTCGTCTTCTCTAGCTAATGCCTTAACTTCTATCTTTTCTCCTTTTTCAGTATCTACAAAAGTTGCCGTAGCTTCTAAATAATATCTATCGCCTATCTGTTTTATTTCATCTGATAAAGTAACTGTAGCTTTATACTCCAGTAATAAAGGTTTTAATCCTTCTAATATATCTTCACAACTTCTGTAGTTGTATTTCCCAAAGTTGTTATATTGATTTTTAGGTGCTTTTAATTTACTTTGTATTGCCGATAACTTTTCATATAGATTCATTAGTTTCACACTCCTTAGTCTTCTCTTGTTTTATAAAGTCCCTATATGCTAATATATAGGCTTTGTCATATTCAGTGTTATTACCGTCTGTAGCTTCATATTTGTCAATGTAAACCTCTAGTTCATCGATTGGCTTATAACTCTCTAGCAGTTCCTTTGAGGCATCTATATAACCCCATTTGCTATCTGCATATACATCATAAGGACTACTTAATTCTGCATATAATAGCCTAGCTTGAAATGTAGGTTCACTATTTCTAAAAGCCTGATTACATCCTTGAAATAAATCTCTAATTTTCATGTTCTAAATCATATCCTTTCGTGATATAATATAGAAAAAGTAAATTTCTAATTACTTAACTTTTTCTAAAGATAGGACCTATTGCCGTAGGTTCTATTTTTATATTCCCATGTAAGCATCTGCTCTATTTTCTCTTTCATCTTCATCTGCTTCCTCAAGGTCCCTTACTTCTTCTTGCATCATTGCATCTATTCCCTGTAATATTTCTTTTAGGTCCTTTATTTCATATGCAACTCTAATTTTAGATGCTCTCCAGTACTCATAATTACAAGCAACTTGTAAATCGTTTGTACTATATCTATCTTTATATAGTTTTATTTGGCTATCACATAGTTCCATGAAACTCTCACATGCTGTAATCTTATTTTGTATGCTTTCTCTAACTTCATCTAATATCCAGTTCATATTAATCCTCCTTATTAATTTTTATTTATTAAAGACACTTGATGTTCTTCTTCATATTTCTTGATTAACTTGTAATAAGTTGATTTTTTCATATCTAGGGATGATAAAGCTTGTTTCATAGTCATTTGTTTCTTTTGTTGTTTTTGAACTATATCTATAAAATTATCTGGATAATCAAGCGGTGGACGACCAATTATATTACCTGTTTTTTTAGAATATCTTTTGCCTGTTTTTTCATCAACGGGCATATTTGCCATTGCCTGTTTTACCCTACTAACTCCACCATTATTAGAATTTAAGAATTGCCCATTATCCCATGATTTAGCTATTAATAAATACTGTTTTTCTTTGATATACGCTTCTTTTTCATTTTTGCAATAAACAAGTATTATTTTTTCAAAATTTTCTTTACCATAAAATCTAATTTGTTTTTTTAAATCAGCGCCACTACCAAAATATCCATCATTTAAATCATTAGTACTGTGCTTTCCAATATAAAGCTTTAAATCAATTTTATTAACAATTAGGTAAACATAATAATATTCTTGACTCATATTAATCCTCCTTGTCTTCTAAGTTGTATATCTTTTCTTCAATTTTCTTAATGATTTTTTCTAATTTAATGTTCTTTTCTCTTTCTGCTAGGGCAATTCTCTGCCAGTACTCTATTTGGCTTTGTAAATGTTTAATATAGTCTTGCATTATATAACCCCCCTTAGAATAAATTCTTGTATTTATATTGCCATTTTTCAAAGCTAGTCCAACTGTCATCAAATCCAAAATGCTTAACTAAGATGCAATATACTTGTAAAGCTTCTGGAATGATTATCATTTGTTTATCACCTCCTGTTTATTTTCTTTTGTTTCTTTTTAGCTTCATTCTTGCAATCTTAGAATTTACCGCCGGTGTATTTTTTCCCAATTTTTGAGCTATAAGTTCTATTGTCTCATTTTCTTCACAATATAATTGTCTTAATAATTCTTCTTGGTCAGCCGTCCAGCCTAAATTTGTAGCTTTTTTAAGGCCTAATTTTCTAACTTGATAATCTACTGCTCCTTTTGTCTCTCCTAATAGCTGACATATTTGACTGATAGTGATATTCGGGTCCGAATAGTGCTTAATTAAATTCGCAACCTTTTCACTTTCCCATTGCCTATGAGGTTTTTTTATTCCCATATGAGATGCCATTGATCTAACTGATGAAGAGCTTTTATTTAATTCTTTTGCTATTTCAGTAAAGTTTTTATCTGAATTAAGCAAATATTCTTTTTCTTCTTCTGTCCAGTTTGATTGCTTGAATAAATTCATATTCTCAACTTTTTCTTTTGTCTTACGAATAAATTCTAATTCTTCTTCAGATAAGTTATTCATCTTTATTGACCCTCATTTCTCTTTCATGTTCATGAATGCATAAATTAAATGCTGCTTGTGCTATTCTATTGAAAACCTGTTCTCTAGTTAAATTACTAGTATCATTAAACCTAACTTTTATCTTTGCTACATCAGTTTCATATTCAGTAATATAGCTATCGTTAGATTGGTTCATAACAATCACCCCTAATTATGTTTATGAAGTCAATATTTTGTCCTATAGCTAATAATTAGCTATTCTATGTTTCAATATTTGTAGATAATAATAATGTATTCAATTTGTTGACTTCATTTGTGAAAAAAATTTCATATATGTTAGCATTGAATATAGTAGCTATTTTTTTAGCCTCTGATAATGTGAATTCAGATGAACCATTTTCTTTGTTAGCATATGCCCTAGTTGAAATGCCAAGCTTTATAGCTATATCCCCTTGAGTATAATGATATTTATCTCTCATTTCTTTTAGTTTGTATTGTTTACTCATCTAATCACCTCCTGTCAATTATTTGAATACCTTTATGCTTTAATAGTAGTATTATATTTTTTATATGTCAACAATATTTTTTACTTTTTTATAAAAAGTATTCATAAATAAGAATTTTATTTCATATGATTTTAAGTTATAATTTAAATGTAATACAATTTAGTTGTAAACACTTTTAAATGAATTAAATATGTATTCACATGGTATTTTCAATGTATTTATTAATGTTTGCATATTCTAAATATAATTTAGTTGCGAATATTGATATTATAAGTATGGAGTGTTATATATGGAAAATAAATTATTGGGTTATAACATAAGAAGAGAAAGAGAAAAATTAGGATTAAGTCAAACTGAATTAGGTAAATTAGTAGATGCTACAAAACAAACTGTTTCAAACTGGGAAAATGGTAATCGAACTCCTACGAATAAAACTATCGATAAATTAGCTACGATTTTTAATGTTAGTATGGATGATTTAACTGGTAGGAGTAATATTCAACATTTAGGACGAGTATATAGATACTCTGAAGAATTGACTGAATATATAGAGTTAGCTAGAGAAATCGAAAACCTAAATGATAAAGATAAGAAAATAATCAAAGAATTAATAAGAAGTTTAAATGATAAAGACAAATAAGTTAATCAACCTATTTGTCTTAATTTTTTTACTAATTCAATTATTAATTTATACGCTTCTGGGTCATTTTTCTTTAGTTGAGACAGCTCTTTTGCCAATTTTATAATTCCTTTCTCCAATCAAATCCCCCCATTTATATATCCATACTTATATTTTATAGAATATATGTTCTACATTCAACATTTAATTTATATATTTCTATTTATATTATAGGACAATAAATATAACTGGTAGTTATATTTATAGAAAAATTATGACAATTTATTAAAACATTTAAGGAGATTTATAATATGAATATAATTAGAAATACAAGACTAAAGAAAAAAGTAACTCAAAAGCAATTGGCTGAGATGATAGGAGTTTCTCAAGCCTATATTTCAAAAATAGAAAGTGATGAATTTGTTAATGTTACTTTGATTGAAATAATAAAATTAAGTAAAGCACTATCGATTAATGAACTGGAGGTTGCTAAATATTTTCTAAATAAATACAATAATTATAAATATGAATTTGGGGGAGAAATAGCATAATGAAAGTATGTATGTACTTGCGCAAAAGCCGTCAAGACGAAGAATTAGAAAAAAGAGAAAATACTGATACACTAGCAAGGCATAGAAGCACTCTATTAGAAGTTGCTAAAAAACAACATCTAGATATCATTGAAGTACATGAAGAAATAGTATCTGGAGGAAGTATAGCATCTAGACCTAAGATGTTAAAGCTATTAGAAGAAGTTAGAAATAATATGTATGATGCTGTGCTATGTATGGATTTGGATCGTTTAGGCCGTGGAGGAATGCAGGACCAAGGATTAATCTTGGATACTTTTAAAGAAACTAACACTTTAATTGTTACTCCAGATAAAACTTATGATCTAAATAATGAACTTGATGAAGAGATGACTGAATTTAAGTCATTCTTTGCTAGACGTGAACTTAAAATGATTACTAAACGTATGCAAAGAGGTCGAATAAAATCTATTGAAGAGGGAAAATTTATTGCCTCTAATGCTCCTTTTGGATACAAGTTTGAGTATGACAGAGAAGGGAAAAGGTTACTTATAATCGATGAAGATAAAGCAGCAATAGTGAAAGAAATATTTGCCTTATATATATCAAATTATGGTTCTTATAAAATAAAAGTATATTTAGATACAATAGGCGTTAAAACTAATTCTGGTAAACCATTTTCAGAACAAGCTATAAGAAGAATTTTAAAGAATAGCATTTATTGTGGGTATGTTAGCTGGAATAAAGTAAAGAGAAAAGGTACTAAATCTATTGTCAATTCAAAAGATAAAATAATTTATGCAAAAGGTAGACATCAAGCTATTATAAGTGAGGATATGTTTAATTTGGCACAAAATATTTTAGAAGGTAATCAAGTTCCCTCTGTATCACAAAATAAAAAAATGATCAATCCTCTTGCTGGATTAATCAAGTGTGCTTGTTGTAATCATACTATGATTGTATCTAAATCAACCTATAAAAATAACGATATAGTATTATTCTTAAAGTGTGCCCATTGTAATAAAAATTCATCGTCAAAGTTAGAAAGCGTTGAAAATACTATTTTGGGATATATGCAACAGTTTTTAAATGAATATCAAAATGAAATATTAAAAAAAGATATATCTGATAATAATAATGATAGAATAAGTAATCTTAAGCATACTTTATCTCTTTTAGAAAAGGAAACTATAGAACTTCAAAAACAAAAAAATAAATTACACGATTTTCTTGAAAGAGGTGTCTATGATATTGATACTTATTTAGAAAGAACTAATGTATTAAGAGTTAAAACAGAAAAAAATGAAACTGCAATTAATAATCTAAAAGAATTAATAGAAAAAGAAATGAAAATAGATTTAAATTATTCCGAACTAATTCCAAGGGTTGAGAAAATAATTAATAGTTATAAAAATACACAAAATATATTAGATAAAAATATATTACTTAAATCAGTAATAGAAGAGGTTATATACTATAAAGAAAAAGGAATTAGAAATGGTAAATTTGAACTTGATATAAAATTAAGATTACCAATATAGTTTTTTACTGTTATGGTCATACTGACAAACAATAATCCGTATGACTATAACAGTTAGGAAATATATAGTATAAATAGAATAAAATAGATTAAATGTTAAAAATATGTTAAAAGACTAAAGGACATGCAATTTTTAACCAGTGATTTGCATACACTATATCAAGTGTATTTGATAAGTGAAACGTTCTAAACTTGTTTAGATATTTAATACACGGTTTATGATATGGTCAGTGTCCATAGGGGAGTGCGTGCTTATGCATGTGCTCCTTTTTTAATACAAATTTACATAAAAATAAGCTACCTAACTAGGTAGCTTACATATAAACGAGCTATATCCTTGTTCTTCATTCTTTATTAGGCATAAAGCATTATATCTATCTAATTCAGCTAAATCTATTTCGCTATATCCATCTTTCTCGAAGTAAGTAGATAATTCTTTAAATGCTTTTACATCACATCCTTGCAATAATAAATAACTAGACCCAGATGCCAATACACTATTTTTACATTTAGGAGTTAATTGGTCTAAATAATGCAAAGCTAAAGTGGGAGTTAATTGAAATTTTCTACATTCTACCAATATGTTTTGCATAAGCAGTTGGCAATGATAACATTGATGTAATTCATCAAAGAATAATTCTGTGTGTGTACTACAATCTATCTGTTTACTAATCCAAACTTTATTTAAAAAGTATGTGGCAATTACATTTCTAATCATTCTGCTTTTAAAATACTGTTCAGGTATTTTTATCAGAATTACTTTATTCTGCTTCATAACTTCTACAAAATTAATATTATTATCAGCTTCTTTATTAAATGCTAGTTTTGTATATAAATTAGTTTTTAACCAGCTAACACGGTCCAGTATTCCATCTATCTTACTATCATAATTCTCTACTCTACCTTTGCTATCTATTTTGTCTAGATCCTTTAAATCTTCTATTTCTTCTATTAAAATATCTGGTACATTCTTTATTAACTCTAATCTTTTATCTGGATATTTCAATACATTAATAATGTCTTTAAAACTAGCATTTACATTCTTATAATAAACTACTGTAGCTGCTGCATAAAAATATCTAAGCATTCTTGGTGTAAGTTTACTATTGTCATCATTTATACTGTCTAATAATAATTGCATTTGTTCAGCTTTCTGCATAGCTATATTAACCTTATAGTATATGTCATCATCTTCATTAAATATTAACTCATTGAAGTTAAATGATTGAACTTGCTTAGGATCATTGAAATTAATTTCTACTAATTTATCCTTTGAAGTTATTTTCTTTATATTATCTGATAGCTGACATTTATCTATATAATCTATTACTACTAATCCTCTACCAGCTTTTATAATATCACTTGCCATATTTTGCATATAATAAGATTTACCACTACCCATACTTCCAAGTAATACTCTTCCTAGTCTTTTCATTTGCTCATCCATGGAGTAATATACCTCTTGTTTATTTTCTTTATTCTTTACAGTTCCAATCCTTATTTCTCCATCTTCTAAACACTTAGGGGCTTTCAACTCTAGGCACTTATTATGTTCAATCATCTTAAATTGATCTATAACCTCTAGACTAGGCATACTTATAAAATTACTGCTTTCTTCAATTGTAGTTTTATTAATATTCACATGATTTATGATTGTCTTTTTTATATCAATGTTTTTAGTAATTTCATTAATGATTAACTCATTATCATCTGAAATTATCTTGAAAGTATTAGAAAAGGCGTTAGAAAGTTCAATTTCTCTTGATTTCTCACTAGATTTGGTTAAAATTATACTCTGATTTTTACAAATTGCCTTCTTACCCTTTCTTTTAGTGCTATGAGAGATTTCACATTGTAAAGGATTAAGTATAAGCTGATTATTTTGTGGTACGTTTAAAATACAATTTAAGAGGTCGTTTATGAGTGAGATAAAATTTTTTAATGCTATTACAGATAAATCTTTAATATTTTTTGACTTTTTTAGATTTTCTCCATTTTTGTATCTTTGAATTGCTCTTGGATAGGTATTAGATCTAAAATAGTTGGATTCTTTTTCGCTAGTCGGTATAAAATTATATAATATTCCCACCATTTCATTTTCTTCCAATATAGATGTAATCGTCATGTTGCTATTGAGTAAGTCATTATTTCTTTTATCAACCGCAAGAGATAATGACTCATCATATTTATAATGCAAATCAAATTTACTGCAGCTATTAATATCCATTGGAATATTATCCACTTCTTCAATCTCTATATTTTTCCAAACCTCTTGAAATTTTATTTTAAATTGATTTAGATATGATTTAGGAATTATAAAATAAAATTGGACCTTTCCTTTTGTAATATGAATATAAAAGGATACTTTGGGCTTTTGAACGATAATTAACTTTTTACTAGCTTGATTTATATATTTATTAGACTGCTTAAACATTTTATTAATTAGAGATGCTATTTGTTCAGTATTATTATTTTTGTTGCTCTTTGTAGGAACTAATCTGATAATTGAATATTCGCATTTTCTATATTCGTAATAATCACTTAATTTCATACTTTTAGGTTTACTAGGAATTATATTAAGCATGGCATAACACCTTACTTAATATGTTGATTATGATATATATAGCAGGACACATTAATCCTACTCTCTTTCCTTTTTCCCAACCAAATATATATAAAACTAAAGCTATCAATCCGGCTACTACTAGCCAATCATAGCAAACGATACTTAAAGTTTCTAAGCACTCAACTGTAAATTTGCCTAAAAAAGCATTTAATTTATCCATATAAATACCTCCTTAAAATTTAACCATACTAAATAATCTTGGATAAATGTTTAATACAATATAAAAAACAAAATATTGTATTCCTTCTCCAAATGCCTGTTTTAAATTAGCTCCTGCTAACATTTCATTTGTCATACATAGTATACCTTTGCCTAGGCATCCATATTTAGCGAATACAAGGACCATGTGAATTATTTCATAGGCTACATCTCCTAATCCCATATCATTATTTTGAGCGAATATAGGCTTTGGAATAGAAATAGCCAATAAAAATACTAATCTAGCATACTCTTTTTTATTCTTCTTTAAATTTCCTATAAATTTATCTATGGCATTTAAATCATATTTATCTTTGTGTAAAAATTCACTTATAGTATAAGTTTCCATACATAAACCTCCTTAAATTGTAAATAATAAGATTACACAAAATCGCAAGTAGGTGAATTATAATGAGTGAAGCTATATTTTGGTTTGGGTGTGCTATTGCTCTAGATATAATAGAAAAAATTCTATTTTAACATAATAAAAAAGCCTGAGATATCCGTTCTCGGCTTTTCTTTTGTTTACTCTTCTTTATTTATTTCTTTTAGCATTTCTTTTCTAAGAACTTGTTTTATATAGTTGCTTTTGCCATACACTTCAAATTTACGTTGGAGCCAATCTAAAAGCATGGCGTCATCAAGTGTATTCTTTTTAAATGAAATATTGATTATAGTTGGTTTTTCTTTTGCCATAATCTCACCTCACTAATTTTTATTCAAGATTTATTTAAAAAATGTATAATTTATATATTATTTATTTTTTCTTGAAATCCTCTATTTATTTTCTTTGTATAAATATATGTAATTCTTCTATAAGTGTTACATAAAATTAATAAAAAATTATTTAAAATTTATATAAATTTATGTAATTTTTATATAAACTCTCTCATATATATAAGTAAATAAAAAATTAAGGGGGAAATGAAATGAATAAAAATTATATAGTAAGTTGGTTTGATAGTGAGGAAAATGAATGGTTAAGTGACTGGTGTAAATTTGCAGAGGCTAAAAAGTTATTCGATGAAATAAGTGGTGGGGATGAAAACAAAGTAGATCCTTCTCAAGTAAGATGTGAATTATATTCAGATGCCTCTGGAAAGGTTCTAATGGGATATGACAATATAGAAAATAAATATTATAATTGCTAATAAAGGAAAGGCTAGGGATTGACTTCTCTAGTCTTTTTATGTCGAACGATTATTGGAATAATTTTCAAAATATAGTTGACGGCTTTTTCCTTAAGTACTATCATTAAAGTATAAATAACAAAGGAGGTGATAGAAATGAAAGAGGAGGAAAAAAAGATAACGGTTAGAGTTAGTCCTGAACTTTATAAAAAATTCAAAATAAAACTCTTGCAAGATGAACGGACGATGAAAGAAGTTGTAACAGAATTCATAATTAAATATGTCGATGAAAGCAAATAAAAAGATACCCTACCGCCCTAGGAAAGCATAGGATATCTTAAACAAATGGAGACTTAATCAAAATCTCTATTTACATTATAACAGTCTCCAAGATAAAAAACAATTGGAGGTTTAGAGTATGAAAGATTTAATACCAGTAAAATTTAATGAAGAAATAGTTATAACTACTAAAATGTTAGCAGATGTTTATGAGACTGAAGAAATAAGAATACAACAAAATTTCAATAGCAACCAAGAAAAATTCAAAGAAGGAAAACATTACTATAAACTACAAGGCAATGATTTAAAGGAATTCAAAAGGGTACTAGTTAAGAACGAAGACCCTTTATATCAAGAAATTAAATTTGCTTCAGTCTTAATACTTTGGACTAAACGAGGCGCTAGTAGACACTGTAAAATGTTAGGAACTGATAAAGCATGGGAAATGTTCGATACATTAGAAGAAAATTATTTCAACCCAAAACCACAATTAACAAAACACGACCAAGCAATATTAAATATAATCAATTCAAAAACAGACCTAGAAAAAGCACTGGCAATCAAAGATTTTGAAAAAGTAGTAACTGAACCACTACACGATGAAATAAAAGTATTAAAACCTAAAGCACATTATACAGATATAATTTTACAAAATAAAGGATTAATCAAAGTAACATCAATAGCAAAAGATTATGGAATGTCTGCTCAAGAGTTCAATAAATTACTTTGTGATTTTAAAATACAATATAGATTAGGTAATCAATGGTTTTTATATAAAAAATATCAAAATAAGGGATATACTCATTCTGAAACAGTAAATTACAAACATAAAGATGGCAGAGATGATGTGAGTATTATTACTAAATGGACTCAAAAAGGAAGATTATTTTTATATGAATTTTTAAAAGAAAAAGATATTTTACCTATAATAGAAAAGGACTCAGACTTAATAAGATAAATAGGATTAATATAATAAAGTAGGCTACTCTTTTGAGCAGTCTATGGGGAGGATGATAAGTAAATGTTTTATGCTCATGATAATTTTCGAAATAGAGTTAATATAAATGATGCTATTGAAGGAAATGACTATTATTGCCCCTGCTGTCATGGGAAATTAATACTGAAGAAAGGCTTAGTAAATCAATGGCATTTTGCTCATAAAACAAAAGTTCATTGTGATGATTGGTATGAAATGAGTGAATGGCATAAACGTTGGCAGGAACAATTTCCTGAACAATTTAGAGAGGTTGTTTTAGCTGAAGATAGGGAAAAACATAGGGCTGATATAAAAGTAGGGAATTTAGTTATAGAATTTCAAAAATCACCATTAAAAAGTCAAGATTTTCGTAAAAGAAGTATGTTTTATGGTAAAAATAATAATTTAGTTTGGGTATTTAATGTTATGGATAAATCGATAGGAGACATAACTAAATATCCTAAAAATCCATATGAAAGACTATATGAATGGAAATGGGCTTATAAGTTTGGTAACCTTCATATCCCTTCAAATGTCGATTTATTTTTCCAAATTGGAGAAAATACAATAGTAGCTCATATGAGGAATAAATACAATAAAGGATTTAAGTATTTTATAGGTATTCCATTTTCAAAATACGATTTTATGGAACTTTTAAGGGATAAATATAAAAAATCTAAAAAACTAAGAAATGAGAAAAAAGTGTTTGAAGCATCGCATGAGAAAAAAGTGTTTGAAGTATCGTATGATAAATTTCATAAGTTTGCACGAGAGAATGGATATGAATAACAAAGAGGAAATTGTCAAATAAAATAGAATTCTAAAATATAAATTATTAAGGGGGATGTTAGTATGAATGAAGTAAAAAATAAATCTTATATTGAATGTCCTAAGTGTGGCAAACAAGCAACTATAAAATCTGCATCAAGTATATTCTTTAGTGCAGGGGCTATACTGTGGTTAGCAGGAGGTTGTTTACTTTGGATACCAATTATAGGCTGGATAGGTGCACCACTTGCATTTATATTAGGAACTATTTTCCTAGTAATTGGGATTATTGCAGCAATGATTGGTGGGGCAGTAATACAATGCACTCATTGTAATAGTACGTACAATTTAACAAAAACAGAATACAAAGAATTTAAGAAAAATATAAAATAAATAAAGGGGATGTTATTTATGAATAAAAAATTAATGAGTTTAGTTATAAGTGGTTTATTAGCAGTAAGTATGGTAGGTTGTAGTGATAATATAAATAAGAAAGACGATACTACAAATAATGTTAAGCAAGAACAACAAATAGAAAAGAAAAACACAAATACAAATAAGGATAAAGTAGATACTAATAAAGAAAGTACAAATAATAAAGAGCAAACCGAAAAAACTAATTCTAATACAGAAAAAAATAATACAACTAAGAAAGTTCAACAAACTAAAAAGAAAACAACAAATAAACAAGAACAACAAAAGGAAAAAAATACTAATAATGAAGAAAACGACCAAATATGTGCTATATGTGGCGAGTTTGTACCTGTAAGTGATATGTGTGAACGTAACGGAAAACCTGTACATTATGAATGTATCGGTGCTAAAAAACCTGGCAAAGCAATAGAAGATGAAATAACTCCTGATGATGATAGTGATGAAGATGCATGGATTAATGATGATAAACAGGAATTTATCAAATATACTGAAGATGGCAATACTGAATATTATTACAATGGGCACCCAGTAACAGAAGAAGAATATAATGGAAGAAAAGGACAATTTGGAGATTCTGACAGTATAAACGAAAAAATTATAGAACGTAATACACAAACACAACAAGATAATAACCAATCACAACAATACAATAGCAAAGATGATGAAGAAATCCTTAAATAAAAATAAAGCTGGTAAGGAAATTAATCCCTACCAGCCTTTTTATTATACTTTCTTTACATATTTATCAGATGCAGTTATATAAAGCCCTGATTCTAAGCGATACATAGAAGTACTTCCATTTTTAGCATCTACTGTATCTATTACTTGTAGATGTTGCCCCTTCTTAACTGTTGTAACTGGATCTGCATCCCAATCTGCTACTTTTCTTATATTAAGTTTATCAAGTGTTACTATTTCAAATTTCTTTGTAGTTGTTTTTGTTTCTTCCTTCTTAGGTTCTTCTTTTTTCCCTTCTACATAGTTCTTTACATCTTTTATGAAATGAGCAAATCCATCAGGAGAACATCCATATCCCCAAAATGCAGTACCTGGACAAGTTTTAGCACTTCTTGAAGAATTATATTTTCCTAAGTAAGTACCACCGGCAGTAAACCAACAATGAGGTCTTATATGAGTAGTATTAACTGGAATATGGAATCTCTTACACAACTCTCCATATAGATATATAACTGCCTTCTTTTGTGCGGATGTCATTTTATCGTGGCCTTTATCAAAACAACCATATATTTCTATACATATAGCATTTGTGTTCCATTTTCTAATTCCTATTGGAGTAGAATTAAGATTTCTTCCTGTAGTGATTTTGCCGTCTGGAAATACATTGAAGTGCTGAGCTATAAAATGTCCATGCCCGTCACTATCATGCCATGTAGATTTTCCATAACTATCTAATGATTGAGTTCTGCCAAAATGTGGTTCTGCAAATACTTTTTTATCTGTCTTTTCCCAAGTACTGTAGTTAGGTAAGTCCATATGATGTACTTGTAGTTTTGTTATTGTTCTAGTTACCTTTTGTTTATTAAGCCAATTTTTTACATCTTTTTCATTTTCCAATAATGTGAAACCATTTTGAGTTTTCATTATTTATCACCTTCTTTATTTTCAATTAAATTTTTAAAAGCTTGATGAAGTCCTACAGAACTTAAACCGCTCAACATTCCTCCTAGTAATACATTTACATTAAAATAGCCTGCTATAAAGTAGTTTAAAACCACTCCTATGCAGGCCATGATTAATGGTATATATTTATTAGGTATAAAATCTAAACTTGTTTTTATTACATATCCAATACAACAACATACTAATATTACTGCAACTACTAAATAGTTACTTACAACACTTAAATCTAACATTTATCTCTCTCCTTTATTTTCTAATTCCTTTATTTTTTCTTCAACAACACTCATTCTACTTATAAGATTATTATGTTTATCTACCCTATTACTCAGAATAGATATATCTTCTTTTATATTTTTTATCTGTTCTTGTATTACTGCAGTTGTCTTGTTATTGCTAAAGTAAGAACCTGCTAGGGTTCCAACAAATGCTAGTATTGCAACAATTATTTCTGTGCTCATAGACAACACCTCTATTCTTAACTATGTTTTACTCTATCCTTGAGTTCATTCAATTTTGCATCGTTCCAAGTCGTTGTATCACCTACCAAATAGCCTGTAATTCTGCGAATTCTTTGGAATGGAATTGGAACTACCTCATATTTCAAATCAACATAATCTCCATCTAATTTTACTGTAATATATTTAATTTGTTGCCCCGGATTTTTCTTTTGGACATAATCTATATATGCCTGTTTCTCCCTTTCATCTAATTCTACTGTACACCCTTCTTCATTCCAGCAATGAAAATCCATAATATCACCCCTTTTTTACATTAAAAAAGAACCTAAAATTAATTAGATCCTTTAACTTTCTATATTGATTTATAAAGTACAATTATCCCTATTATAGACAGAATACCTATTAATATGCCTATTAAACATAATACTAATGCTATATATAATAAAGCCATGCCAACACTCCTTTTTATTAGAAAGTATTAACATGACTTCATTTTTATAAACATATTTCTTACGCAATAGATTCAAATTGTGCAGTTCATAATATTTTTAAATTGCGAACTAAACTGGGTATTAAAAAAGACTAGAAATTAATCTAGTCTGTAATAGTTTGTTTTACTCTAAAATTTTCAATTTTATTTCTAATTAAAATGAATATAGCTATCATAATTGTTATATTTATAAACTTAATTTCCCAACAATCTATAAAAGTAAACATATAAAAATATCCTAAATATAGATAGTTAATTGCATAGTTATAACCTATAACAAACATTGTGTTTTTACCAAAGAATTTTAATACTTTCGATTTCTCTAAATATTTACTATAATATAATACTATCAATGACATAGAAATTGCCCCTGAATATGTAAATATTATATTACCTAAATTTCTTCCATTAAAATTAATAATTGTATTGAAATAGACAGATATTATAAAAATTACTAAAAATAAAATTGTATATTCATGTTTATATTTTTCTAAAAAATTATATTGTTTTATAATTAACCCCAAATACATAAACGGTAATGCAAATAATGCTATATCTAAATTCCACGGTAAATTTATAATATTTATTTTATTTAAAACTACTCCTATTATAAAACATATAATTATTGGAATATATTTTTTATTTACATATTTACAAATAAAATAGAACATTATTTCCATACAAAATAAACAAGTTAAAAACCATATTGGAGAACAATTTGGGGTAGTTTCTAAATAACATTTAGAATAAATTATCCCTTTTACATATATAATTAATTGATTATAAAAAGTATTATTAATTCCATTCTCTCTAAAGTTTAAAACAACACCAAAAATAATCAAACATATTAAAGCCATTCTAAAGTATGGAATTATATAACTTTTAAATTTCTTTTTTATAAAATCTGAAACAGTAGAGTTTTTATATTTATTCTCATTATAAACATACCCTGCTATTATAAAAAATAAAGGCATATGAAAAGCATAAATAATCTTATAAATAAAATCGCTCTCGGATAATATATGCCCTAATATAACTAATAATATACCTATTCCCTTTGTTACATCTAAATAGTCTAATCTTTTATTTTCTATAGTAATCACCCCTGAATAACTATTAATATCTTAATTATACTAATAATTATTCGGTTAAGTCAAATTAGTTAATTAATATATCGATATTTTCGTTATTATTTATAAGCATCCCGTCTTTAGGTATACAAAGAGGTAGCTCATTAATTACTCGACATGGTTGTGGATAATAAAGTAATACTGTTGTTGGATGTAATGAAATATAATTTCTCCATGCAACTAATACGTCAGTTTTGGTCGCATCCACAGTAAGCCCTAAATCCTCTAAAGGTATACTAAAATTAGTACTTGAATTTATTGTTAAGCCTCTTGCTACAAATTTCTTTTTATTTTCTATGAATGTTGTTTTATTAGCATTATATGATGTAGAAACCCATTCATCATCATTTATAACTGATATTATAGGCGTATCAGAATGTCCATTACCAGGAATATTTTGAAGTCCAAACGAATTTACCCCAATAGTAGCATAAAGATTCTCTGTATTTATAGTTATGGAATAACTAGCATCTGAACCATCGCTACTTTTATATTCTACTTTAGCTATATTTTTATAATAGACACCATTTTCTATAGTATCTTTAACAAATTCATTTATATAATATAAAGGATAGTTTGAATAATCTATTTTAGATGTATGTTGAATTTTATTTAATATATTTGAATTTTTATATTCATTTATAGCTAAATCTTTTACATTTACTTCTCGTACCAAATTTATATTATCTTGAACTATTGCAATTATTATTTCTTCATTACTACCAGTATTAAATATTTGATAAAATTGACCATTTTCTTCTTTAAAATTATTTGTAACTATTATTTTTTTATTTTTACCATACACAGCCAATCTTCTATGAGTACCTTGATACTCACATACAGTATTATATGCCACAATATAATCAGTATAAGGTTTTACATACACCTTTATTCCAAGAGGATATTCTTCTTTTAAACTTTCAGCATTATTATAAAAAGTATTTTTTATTTTAAATGAATTATATTCTTCTGAAAAATTCCTTATAACTGTAGGTGTTAAAGAATTATTATGGAAATAATTAAATTTATTCGAATAATCTTCAATATTATTTCCAACTAAATTACCATATTTTAAAGTTGCATCTACATAAGATGGTTCAGCAAGTGGTTTATTTGCACTAAATTTATAATTATGGTTACCTCCATTTAAATATATACCATCTAAACCGCTAATTTTATTTTTAGAAGGTAATAAATTTATATTTCTATCACCTCTAATATATTTTGTATTTGTACCTTCAAAATCTATATCATAATAAAATATATGTAAATTTCCGTTATCATCAGCACAACCACCAAAATATCCAAAATTTTGACCAGTTGTAATACCATATCCTATTATTTTAGGTTGTTTATAATTGTCATTCCAAGCATCATTTATAGTACAATTAGTATAGTATATTCTTGGGTGTCCTTCATTACTTCTTATATATCTAGTACCATAGCACAATTCTACCATTCCATTATGTACAATTACCGCAGGTGGAGTATTTGCACAATCTTGTAATGTTTTACTTTCAGTTAATCCACTCCATGTATTACCATCATCTTCAGATTTTGTTATACATAATCCAACAGGTTTTGTTGAATCAACTATTCTTTGATATACAATTATTTTATTATCTCCTAATACTGCTATGCCCGCTCCCCATTTAACTTTATCATTTGAATATCCTGAATTATTAGTAACTTGTACTTTACTCCATGTTTCACCTAAATCATCACTATGGTACATTAATAACCCCGCATTACTATAATGGCAACAATGCAATCTACCTGTATCAGACTGTTTTAATCCATACACTCCGAAAGACGTTGTTGTTAATTCAGTTTCATCAGTAAAAGTTATAATTTTTCTAGTCCATGTTAAACCCTTATTAGAAGACTTAAAAACATACACACCATATTGACCACAAATACTACTTGATTTTCTTAAATCAGCGATAACAATATAATCCCCATTTGATAGAATTTCACATGCAGTAGTTACATAACTATAATCAGTATAAGATGTATCAATATCAAGTGGATTACAAACAATAGAACTCTCTGAAATGTCCATTGGGTTGTCTTTACTTATTGTTCTCATTTTAACAGTTCCATAACCTTGTTCATGGGCTTTTCTAGCATTATAAAAGTATACAATTCTATCTATATCTTTATCATAAAAACAATTATTTAAACACCAATCATTATGAAAATCTTCTTTTTGAAATATATTCCCTATCATTTTCATATGACACATATCACTATTATTAGGTAACATTTGTTCTATAGAATTATATATTTCTTGTGGACTAGGAGTAGATAAACCATTTACTGCATTATTAATTTTTGTTGTAATATTATTATTGATATTTATTTCATCTATCTTTTCACCTTCAAGTAATTTTTTTATCATATAATGCTTATATTTATCATCAATATTAAATACTACATTTTCTTCTGTTCCATATAATATACCTTCTTTATAAGAATGAGGTTCTTTTGATATTATAAATGTAGAGTATGTTGTAACATAATTATATAATCTACCAAATCTAACAAAATAAGCATTTTCAGGTACTGTAAAATAATAAGTATAATCATCATTATTATATTTAGAAAATGTTACTCCACTTGGATTAATTACATTCTTATCTTTATCATATACACTAACCCATACGTTGTTTGGGAAATCTGTTTTATAACTACAAGAGTAATATATAATTTCACCAGGTTTAACTGGAATTAATTCAGTATATCCATAATTTGAACTTGGATTAGGTGATTCAACTCCATTAACACCACAAGTACCATTAGTTACTTTATTTGGATTATATAAATTTATTAATTTATATTCCATAAAACTAAGTTTATCTAATGTAATATTTTTATCTTTTATATTTTTAGTCTGTACTGAGTTTTCTCCTAAAGATAGAGAAGAAAGTGTACCATCCTCTATTTTAGATTGAATTATACTTGTTAATTGTTCATCTGTAACTACCGCAGTAGGTATTTCTACAGTAGCTATTTGAGTACCATCGTTCATAAGTTTAAGAGTTTGATTATCCATACTCATTGTTATTTTAGATAAATCAACATCACTTCCACTTATTTCAATTCCATCTCCTAGAAGTGTACCATCTTGTTTTTTAATATATACTTTTCCATCAGTATGTTTTGTTAATCCTAAGTTCGCAATATCTTTATATTGCGTATTAAGTGCTTTACCTTGTGCAGCACTCAAAGCAGCAGTAGTTGAGTCACTTTCTAGATTATTTACAACTTCTATTGTACTTCCACCTGCAGGTAATTCAGTTCCACTATCTAATTTTGTTCCATCCTCTTTTGCTAGGTATATTTTTCCACCTTCTACTATAGATTTAGCAGGCATTTTATTTACTTTGTCTACATTGTCTTTTGCTACTTTTTCAAGTTTATTTAATTTTGCACTAGAGATTACATCTCCATTTCCCCAATTAGTTTGATTGTAAGTTCCGTCACTATTATAAGTATCAATTGCATCTCCATCTAAACTAAGCATAGATACATCTGCTACAGCACTGTTAACTGTTGCTATGTCACCTTCTTCAAACAATGGTTTTAGAATATGTACTGCACCTTTTATTATTGGAAGTGATCTTATACTTTCTTGACTTTCATTAAGAAGTCTTAGTTGTAAATCATAATCTCCTAATTCAGTATCTTCATCTATTAATTGTCCCTCTATTACAAATACAACTTTACCATCGTCAGTAGCTTGTATTGGGAATTCCTTTTTCACCTCTGCATTTTTATACCACTTAACTTGTGCATAGGATGCTTTATATTTCACTAGTAAGTTACTTAAATCATCTGACTTATATCTGTATTTATTATCTACAATTTCTATTAACAATTTAATATTTCTATCATTCTTATATAGAAATATTTCTTCATCTAATTTGGCTGTATTCTTTGAAACTGTCAACTTACAATCGGTTGTGATGTAATCATTATTAGCCATTTCAAACACCTTCCTTTCAAAATAAAAAAGAGAACTAAAAATTTAATTTTAATTCTCTGCTTACTTATCTATTTTATCTGTGGATTTTAATTCTTCATTTTCCTTTTTAAGTTTTTCTATTTGTTGCTTATATATTTCACATTGTGCCTGAAATAGTACTTTTTGATGATTAGCTTGTGCCAATTCTTGTTTATATATTTCAGTTATTATATTTATTGCATCCATTCAATCACCTCCTATTCTTTATAAGTTACTTTCATTGTCACACTACCGCTACATACTGCATAGCTACTAGCATTATAAGCGGATTGAATACCAAAGCCTTTTATAGTTCCGTTTGAAAGTGCATTAAGTATAGTACTATTAGTTATAGTTAACTTTCCACTATCACCAACTGCAATACTAACACTACCACAACTAGAACCATATGAAGGTTTTCCACTTGGTCTACTTGCGTAGTTATGAGTTTTTACTACAATTGGAACTCCTGCATAAGATCCACCGGATATTCTCTTAATAGTAAGTTCAATTTTACTAATACTTTTGCCCTTAAATTGATTAAATTGAGTACCAAAGAACCAACAACCATTACAGTCTCCATAGCCATAGTCACCTTGTCTACAAGTGCCATCCTTTTTCCAGTTATTATATACACTACTTCTATATGTATCCCCACTATTAGATTTTATTGTTAGAGTCTTTTTAGTCGATGTAGTAGGGGCTTTGCCTGGGTCTGTGGTTTGACTACCTCCAGCAAACGTAGCTTTTGCGTGTTGTATAATTTGTCCTGGTAGAGTTTGAGCAGTATTTGCAGTTAAACCACCACAGTGAGCTGCATTTGCTATAGTTATGAAAGCACCGCTAGTAGTCTGGAATCCATATTGACTACATACACCAGCCGAACTTGCATCGTGTATTCTTGCACATCCACTACCTCTATATCCTACTTCACAGTTAACTAATGTAGTATTTTTAATATACATTGAGGCAAAGGCATCCCCGATATAACCCACAATGCTACTTTGTCCATCACTGTGTTTATTATCACTACCATAAACTTTAATGCTGTATGTATTGAGTGAACTACTTTCCTGCGATATAATACTACCAGTTCTACCGGCTACTGCACAGCCTGTATCGGGATGGACAACACCGGTTTGCCCTTCTTCTGTACCTGGCCAACCGCCATATACCCATAATTTCGCACTACTCATATAGTTTCTAATATATCCGTATAATGTGTGTCCGTCGAGATAAAATTTTATTTGTCCACTAGTATAATTTTGAAAGTCTGCATTTTCGGTTATATCCCCACGCATCCATATACTTACACATTTACCATTTAGGAATTTAGGTAAGGCATCTAATACTCCTGCAATTGTTTGATATACTGCGCCTTCTGCTAATTCAACATCATCACTACCAGTTGAAGGATCTATCTCAATCTGTATGTCGTCGTCCAATGTGCTAGGATATTGTGCATTGTTTATTTTATTAGCGGTGATTGTATCAGCAGTTAATTCACCCTCAACTGAGAAACTATCCCCAATAACTTCAGAACCTTGTATTTGTGCACCAACTATATTACCTTCACTGTCTACACTAAATGTATTACTTTGATTTCTAAAAGTACTACCTACTATAGTAGCTCCTGTAATAGTTTTACCGTCAATAGCTCCGTCAACTATCATATCTCCACTTATTTTTACTTGCTTAGCTATAACAGTTAATGCCTCATCTGTTAATGTCATTGAGCTTGAACTATTACCTCTGACCATCCAAGAAAATCTATCAGCCAATTGTTCGTATTTTGTTTCATTGGCTTTTATTACTGAACTTTTGGTAATTGCTGCTACTGGTATAGTCTTATTAACAGTTGTTTTTTCTTCTATATTAATAGTGACGTGTATTTCCCCGGCATTACCTGTTGCAGTAAGGAGCGTGATAGTTTTATTATCACTCTCTAATTTTGCAGTACAATTAGTTGTATCGGTTATAGTTACTTTATACTGACCCTTAGTAGGTGTTGTACTGACTGCAACTAATGGAGTAGTTCCATTGTATATATCAATTCTAGTATTTTTACTAGTTTGTTCTACCACAACTTTATTGACTGTTGTGGTGAACGTATTACTATATATCTCACTCATAATATCACCGCCTATCTTAATGTACCATTACTTACTGTTAATGTAACACTTCTTGATACACCATCTTGTGTTGTGGCAGTTATTACAGCACTACCATTAGCTCCCGCATAAGTAGAACATAATCCACTATGAACCCAAACTAATTGGGAGTCACTAGATGACCATGTTAATGACTTATTAATACAGTTATCATTAAAAGTAGGTCTTACCATACAGTTATGTGAGTTATCATTCCAATCCATAGCAGTTAAGGAGAAGTCACTAGAATTTAACACTACATTATCAGTACTTAAAGGATAATATTTAACCCAGTCAACATATTGTGTTATTTCAGTTGTATCACTATCAGGAGTACCACCACTAGCGCCAATTGCTTGGTTAAGTAAAATAAAGTGTGGTATATGGAATGCTCTATTATCAGTAGCATTTGTTCTACTTAATTCATGGCCATCAATAGAGAAAACTAAACTACCATCTGTATTCCATTCCATAGCAAACTCATGCCAATCACCAGTAGGATAATTATTATACCATACACGACCACTTTCTTCTTTTTCATTGAAGAATGTACCACAAGTTAACTTGCCATTATAAAATTCCATTACATCAAATTCACCACAATAAGCCCACCATTCACCTAATGTGTCAGGGCTACCATTTTCTTTATATCCAAATTCAAAACTATCTCCTAAAGTCCAAAATGCACCGAAAGAACCATTCCAATTGCAGGCTCTAACTCTAGCCACTATTTTACCGTACATAAAAGCAAAATGTCCTTTAGAGATAATTGATGCAGATGTCCAAGAACCATCACTTGCTTTTTTACCTCTTAATGCTAATATACCATCGTTGATTTCAGCATTAGTGTTTGTATATCTTTGAGTTTCATTATTTCTAACATAACCCAATTCATATGACCATTTATTTGGGTCTACGCTACTACCTGAGAAATCATCTATCACATAAGCCCCGGTGGAATCCAATAGTGAACTTGAACTTGACCCATTGTCATTTAGTGTACCCGTGATGGCAGTACTTGCATCACCAGTAGCACATATTAACATCTTTGTTATATTCGCTGGTACAGTAAATGTGTATGATAAAGCTTTATTTGACCAATCATCTGTGTTGCCTTCGACAAATGATACATAAGAATTTGATGAATTATAATAACAAACACACACATAATTAGCTTTATTAAGGTCTATAGTATAAGATTTACCGGCAGTTACACTTATATAATTTAATGTACTATAATATGTTCCATCTGTGGTATCTGTAATTACACCATCATTAAGTCTTTTATATTGAGTAAAAGCTAATTGATTATTATCTACTAAAGTAACAGTAAATATATTACTTGTCTTAGTAGTACCTTTGGCAGTTGTAACTCTTATAGCCATATTATATGTTCCGGCAGCTCCCGAATTATCGTGTTTAAATTTATAATTTGTTCCGGTTGCAGTCACATCACTTGTCTTATCATAGAATGTATGTCCGCCATCCCATGAAACTTCATGTTTTGCTACTGCTATATTTGTACTATATTCGATATAAAATTCTGTTTGTGCAGTTTGTGTTATGTTTGCTATGTTACTTATAGTTAGAGTTTCAGGAGTAATTTCTCCACCACCACTTTCAGTATACACACATTTTAATTTACAATTATTGTATGTCCCATTATCCCAGCTACTAACATTAAACACAGCACTTGAACTAGTAAAGGAAGTAGCACTTATATAAGTACTACCACCATCTTTACTCAGTAAAATGTCTGAAATATTAGTAGCATCGGTTGTAAAATTTATTGTCAAAGTATCCCCTGTTGTACTGGGATTACTTGTTACGGTTATTGTTGCCATATAAACACCTCCATTAATCACAAGTAGTTACTATACACTCTTTACTAAGTATTATAGTATACCCGTCTTGATTTTGAATTGACTCCTTAACTTCATTTAATCCCTCTTTTGTTGCATAGGTAGCACTTACTGTCATCTTGAATCCATCTAATGATTGTTCTAATTTTGCTTGTTTACTAGTCACTACTTTCATTTGTTCTGCTACTTGCTCTAATGTTGGTATTGTATAAGTGGTTTGGGAAGGATTCTGCCATACTAATTTATATCTTAACCATAGGTATTTATCCTGTGTTACACTTGGCATACCATCAAGCCAAATACCACCGGTTTGTGTAGTTTTACTAGTTGATAAATACCACTGAGGAGTTGAATTAACTAATGATTGCCCCTTATCACCTTGAATACCTTGATCACCCTTAAACTTACTCCATCTGTATTCAGTTTTGTCGCTACCTTCACTAGATGTTGTTTTATTAGTAGCAATACCTATATATTTTGTTGTATCTTTTGGTGTATCGTATAAGTCTGTTCCGTCCGCATTATCACTGTATTTAATCCATGTGTAATAAGTGGTACCATCCTTACCTTTTTCCCCCGGTACACCTGTGTCACCTTTATCACCTTTAATTAGACTCCATGTATAATCAGTAGGTGTATCACTCTCAGTTTGTGTAGTTTTATTATAAGCAAAACCTATATAAGTTTTACCTGTAGGGTCATTGCTAATACCAGTACCTTCTATAGTGTCTGCATATCTAATCCATGTATAGTAAGTTTTACCATCAGCTCCCGGTGTTCCTGGTACCCCTTGCAGACCTTGATCCCCCTTATCTCCTTTTTCACCTTTAATATTACCACAATCTACCCAGTCATTTTTACTAGTTGACCAAGTATATAAAGTACCATTAACAGTATAACAATCTCCAGGATTTCCTGTTGGATGAGCTTGTTTTAATGCTTCTAATGAAGGATATTTGTCTAGTATATTTACTCCCGTACCATCTTCACCTTTAGCACCTTGAATACAGACTGGAGTGCTATATGTTGTTGTTCCATTTACCTTACCATAGTTGATACGTTGCCAAATATATTTTCCTTCTTGCCATTGTGGAGTTGTTGTTGACCAACTACCCCCTTGTAGTGCAACTGCACTAGTTGATACATAATATTCAATGGAAACACTATTAAGAGTTGAACCCATTGAACTAATAGTTTGCTCATGTTTATCTACTGTATCTTTTACACTATTGAAGGCATTTTTTAGAGTAGTAGTTGTACCATCTTCCTCAATAGTAGTATCAGCTATTAATGTTTCTATTTTTCCATTAGCTACTCCTATATTAGTTGTATTAGTAGTTACTTGTGTTTGTAATTTACTCATATCTCCATTGGCAGTATCTACCTTAGTAGATAGGCTGTTAAATAATACATCTAAAGTTTGATTTTTATCATCAAATTTTATTTTACTAGATTTAAGAGTATAGCCGCTCTCATTCATAGTACTGAATAAACTTGCTATATCAAGTTTACCTGCACTAATATTGGCATTGTCTGCTACTTTAGCATTTACTATTAGTCCATCTTTTATAGCATCACTTGACTGAATGCCATTTTGATTAATAAGTTGACCTTTTCCGTCTGCTCCATATAATGTAAATGTAAAATCTCCTTTGGCATCTTTTCCTATTTGAATACGTACATTGCCTGCCTTGTCTTTAAATTGTTGAAGATTACCTTGCAATAACATTGAGCCATCATCACTCTGAATACTTACATTATTAGTATTAATTGTTCCAGTATTAATTTTGTTTGCACTTACAGTATCAATCATAGCGTCCTTTATTAGAGCATTCTCAATAGTTGTATTTTTAGATGTTAATAACAAGTTTTGTATATCTTTTATAGTTGCACTATTGCCAATTAATACTCCTATATGTGCTAAATCTGATTGTAAGTTTTTTATAGTTGCATTAACTGCACTTAAATCTCCGACATTTAAATTATCAATTTTAGCATTTACAGCTGTAAAATTATTTGTTGTAAGGTCTTTGAACTCACCTAAATCAGCTTTTACCTTTTGTGCCTCTAATTCTACTACTTTTAGTTTTGGTACGCTCTCTCCATCTAATAATAAATTACCTTCATCATCTATATATAACCATGGAGCTTTTCCATCTTTTGTAAGTGTCTCCAACAGTTCTTGTAGGTCTTGTGGAATTTTAGTGTCTGGGTCAGTTTGTAATGCCTTTGTTTCAGGGTCACCACACAAGTCAGTTATTGTTTGCTTAGCAGTTTCCATGCTGTTAGTTGCGTCTTGTAGTTCTGCACTCATTTCCTCTGTCATTTCTTCTGTACTTAAGGCTTGCATTAATACACCAACAATTCTATCCATAGCCTCATTATAATCTTCTCCGGCTTGTTGAATATCACCTATTTTGGGATCCTCGCATTCTTCGTCTTCTATACCTTCAACTTGTACATCAACTCTATCTTGGTCATCCTCTACAGTGTCAGGTACTTCATAATACGTATCATCTTCCACAGTATCATCTTCTGCAGCCCTATCGGAAGCAGCAACAGTAGCTACTTCCGGATCCTCTGCAAATTCTTCCATATCCTCATCAAGTGTTGGCCATACGATCATCTCACCATCATCATCATATACGGGTCTGTCTACACGCTCTTGTCCATCACCTATCATATATTCACCTCCTATCCTATCATAAATCTGCCTACAAATAATATATTTTTACTCGCAAGGTTTTTTACTTTCACTTTCCTAAATACGCCACTTGATAATCCATTAGTACATTCAAGTGCTACATAGTCCCCGTCTTTGTCTTTTTCTACTACTATAGCAGTATGTGATATTGCCATAAATTCACCATTATTTTTACTGTCAGCGTCCATGAATATAATATCTCCAACAGCTAAATTCTTAAAAGTTTGTAAGTCAGCTACATCTACAACCCAATTCTTTTGTACAAAGTATTTACCTATATTAGCTTCATTTCTAGTGGATGGTATTGCCCAACTAACACTATTATTTCTATTATTATCAGTTTTCTTTTCATTGCCATATGGTGATTTATCATAAGTCCAACCTGTTAATACATAATTAAGGAAACAACTATCATCTATTTGGTACTTACCATTTACTTTCCATTTATTGATATTTTCGCTTGGATTCTTGAAGTCACAAGGAGTTGTACTATTATAACTGAACTTACTATTATTAGTGTAGTAACTATTGGCGATTTTAACCAGATCTGAGGCGTATTTGAATAGTGGTTGTGCATAATTACTGCCTTTTTTCTTAGCTCCAACACTTCCAAGGTATGCTTTATCACTAATTGTAGTATCAGGATTATAATATACGGATACAATGTAAGTAGTATTTACCTTTGGTATTAGTACCCCATTCTTACAATCTACCCCCTCTAGGTATACTGTATCAGGTTGTATTAGCTTAAATCCTTTCGCAGTAGTGAATATAATACGGGCATAATAACTATCATTGTAGTTAGTGGATGAAGTTGCCGGCACTCTAAATTGTAGTTTTGTTAGTGGTTTATTGTAAGTATATACTCTTTGGCTATCTAACATTTTATTACTAGTCGCACTATCACTTTCCCATTCTGCCCCTTCACCAAAGTATAATATTTTCTTTTTATACTCTTTATAATAAGTTTGTGTGCTAACCTTGTCCTTCATTCTATAGCCATCAGTAGTCAAACTGCTAAGCCAGTAATGGTTATCAGTGGTGTCACACATATCTTTTGGTTTTCTTAAGAATATAACGTATCTCGTCTTGTTGCAATAATCTAACATCATATTATTAAGGGAATCAATTGCCTCATTCATTTGTTCATAATTACCTGATTGAGAACTTCTCAAGCGAGGTTCTTGACATACAAATATAGGCTTTTTAGGGTATTTCTTTAATAGTGCTTTTATTAGTGATGTATAATCCTCCACAACATTGTCCACATTATCCCCAAGTGCTGGAACTCCGAAAGCCAACATTACATGACTAACACTCTTAGGATATGGTGTTTTGTCTGTAACTCCATTAACAGTGACATTTGTAATAAGTTTTCCACCTTCTACAAAGTCTTTAGGAGCTGCACTATTAAGTCCTTTGAAAGTAACTTCATAAGTTGTTCCATCCGGGTCGTCTGTTAGGTCTTTTGGAGGTGTTGGTTTTGTAGGTGATTGATTTTTCACTTTTGCCTCTTTATCCGCTCTTGCTAAATCCCATGGTCTAAGTATTATACCATGTGTATACCAATGAGACATACTGCCCCTCGAACTATATGTTATGCTCATATCTTCATATCTTATTGCTCGTGGCCACTTATGACCTCCACTTGCATGAGCTATCATACGTTTACCTTTTACTTTTCCACAATATACAACTACGTGATGTGTACCTGCAGTTGCATATTTACTATTTCCACCTGATTTTGATGCCCATGCAACAGTTACATTAGAAGGTACTGTCGCATTACTTAACATTATTAAGTCCCCAGGTAATAATTCATCGATTGTTTTGCTTGTTAATTTCTTTAATGTGTATCCACTGTATTTTGTAGCACTTCTCACTAAAGAACCATATGCACAGTTAGCTCCACCATATTTAGCAGTTACACTTCTAAGTCCAGCGTATAAGTAAGCACAACTACTAAGAGAACTACATACGTAGCAGTATGGATTTTTAATACCATGGATAGTTCCGCTAACTCTATATCTTTTACTATCATCATAAATACAAGCACCAGCATAGTAAGTAGCTTTTTTATATTTTTGATGTAAATCACATATTTCCCTAGCTTTGTTTACTATTTTCTTTCTCACGTTTTCTGCTACTCCTTTTTTATTTGTAGTATTACCTTCTATTTTCCATGTAGGTGCATTTTTAACACTTGCAGCTCTAGTCATATCAGATTCAGTTGATACAGCAGTAGCTTCTGCACTTTTATTTGATGTACCTGGCTTTACTGCTCCGTAGCCTCTTTTCTTACCTTTATCATCAATACAATATGGTAATTGTCCGTCTACTACCTTATACCATCTTAAATAGTATTCTATATTCTTTGCTGTACCCGCATGTTTTGTAGATACATACCATTCTCTACCACCCGCCCATGCGGCAGTACCTTTCTCTAATTCTTTGAAATATAGTTGTTGTACCTTAGAACTTTGTACATGGTATCCGTATTTATTTACCCAAGATAAACCATTTTTCATCGCAACATATCTACATATTAATAAATCACATCCATATAAACCAAAGTTATAGCCAACTAATGCTGCGAATATATTCCATTTAAAACGTTTTAGGGATTTTCTAAGTTCATTACAGCCAAACATTACTTGATTAGCTACACCCTTATCCACTTTTATGCCGTTAATAGTACGTGTACCACAACTTTTAGGTTTCATATTACTATAGCTTGGGGTAAAGTAGTCTTTACTACCGTCCTTAAATTCTATAGTTTGTTTTTTATTAAAATATGCCCCTCTCTCACATTGCATAAGTCCATAACCACCTGTTGGATCTTTTGTAGCATCATATGGATTTGCAGTAGATTCAGCATATATCATAGCATAAACTAGTTGTGGGTCAAGTCCAAATTTTTTACTATAATGTTCTACCATAACATATATTTTCCAATGGTTGGATTTACTTCTCAGATTTTTTAAATCACTATATTTATCACTCCATTTACCTAACCCAAATTTAGCATAATAATCTACTGCTGCTTTGTATTGTTTTGCAGTTTTACTGCTATCTTCTTTTTTATCAGGTTGTGGTTGTGTAGTAGGAGTTTTACCTTTTATCTCACCACATTTATATTTTATACAGTCATGTATTCTACTATCTCCTATCCATAGTCCATTATCTATTTTCTTTATGTTAATACTTCTATAATCCTCTGTATCTTCACTTATTTTGTCTGTATCATCTCCAGGTTTTACTGGGTCAGGTACTACTTTATCTGTATATTGCTTAATAAGTTTGTCTATTAATTTTTTATCAATACCTAGTTGGTTTAGATAATTTCTAATAGCAAGTAAATCACTAGCGGTTAATTTACCATGTTTCTTTATAATGTCTACAACATCATTAACTATGTCATCTTTATTTAAAGATTTCATTTTGCTACGTATTTCCTTGTAGTTACCTAGTGTTACACTGTTCTTAGTTCTATCTGTAAAACTAATTTCAAACTTTGTAATACGTGCCTCTAATTGAATTGGTGGGTTGAATTTTCTACTCACAACATAGTTAGTATCACCGACATCAATCTCCTCATAATCTCTTTCATTCATATATATAGGAATTTCATAACTAAATTTAGTCTTGTTTAATTCCTTTAATTTGACATACCCTTCGTGTATTAATGTGTATATATCATCAGCATCACTTTTGTATTTCATTAATACGTATTTGCCACCATTATTAAGCATTTCATGTGCTTTCTCATCGAAAATGTAGTTCTGACCAAGGGGTTTATCCGTTGGATCTCCTTGTTCTTTTTCCCATTTTACATTACTAATAGTAAGTCCATTTTTTCCTATTGGTATAATACCACTGCAAAAGTTTGTAATATCTCCAGTACGTTTCATGCCATAACTATTTCTATCACTTTCAAAACGTTTATATCTTTTAGTGCCACGCTCTCCACTTGCAAAACAGTCTACATAAAAATTAAATTTACCTCTTTTTATATCTACTGGAACTGTTCTAAATTGCCATTCACATTCGTATAATATTGAAGTAGCATTTTGTATAACTGAATATACACTAGTAACTTCTGTAGTCTCTACCCTAAAGGCTTCCTCATCTAATGAAGGACTTACATATCCTACTTTGTAATTAGTGTCCATCAATATTGTTTCTAGTAGTTTTGTAGCGTTCCCATCTGCCACAAATTTTTCTACATAGCTATTATATAATTCAATTCCTATAAACTCCGCATAAACTGTAATAGTTACGTCGTCTATATGTTCAATACTAGTTGTTTTCTTAATTTGCATCAATTTGAAATTATCTTGCCAATAAAATCCAATGTAATTACCTTCTAAAAATATTGGTTGGTCTTGATAACTTACTTTAAAAGAGGCAGTGTAAGTTTCTGCCCCCGTTAAAAGTTCACTGGTATATGTATCATCGTATACTTTTATACTAATTGTGTTTATGGTATTTATAATTTTTATCAGTTTTTTCGTGTTGTCTAAAATATATAAGTTTTTATTCATACATATACCTCCTTACTCACTAGTTAAATTTAAATTCTCTGGAGGAGTACTTCTATCCTCATCTACTACTCCTAACCATTTTTCTCTTATTAATACGCCTAGACTTGCAGATGTATCATCACTGACTACCTGTAATGTTGTTTCACCTTCATTGACCCTAAAGTATGAACTACCAATATCTACTAAATCATTTCTTAATTCATTATTAACATAACAATCACCATTTTCAAAATCTAAATCCACTTTATCGCCTGCTTTAAAGTATTTTATATTAGAAATTTCTTCGCTCTCAGGATTAAGTTCATATACTTTTATATCACTAATACCAACTCCGCAAGCATTTTCTAATTTATCGGCCATTGTTCCTATATATATTGCTAAGTAACTTAATGGTTCGGTAGAGTATTCGCTACTACGTTTGTTATTAGCTGATACAGATTGTGTAAATGTCCCATCATCATTCTTTTGTACTTGAGCACTATATACATAATATTGTCCTGTCTTTTTTCGTGTTAATGTAAAATATGCATTGGCATCATTCCAACTACCATACTGACCACTCATATAATGATTAGTAACAGTTTTACCGTCTGCATCAACTGTTTTGTCTGTCTTTTCCTTTGGATTATCATTACTTGTGATTAATATGGATTTTTTACTTACACTTACCTCAGCTTGGTTATATTCAAAATATGGGTTAATGTCACCTAAATATAATCTAAATATTTGAGTACCATTTATATCGAAGCCATATACCTCAGCTATTCCTGTCTTATGGTCTGCGTATGCAGGGTCATTTGTGTAATCTACACTCGTATCCATACCTGCTGCTCCTTTAAGGTTATCTACATTTATATATCCATAATGATTTTTACCATTTTTATCTTTCCAAGGTTTATAAATTCTATAAAATTTTACTGTTTGTTTACTGTTATTAGAATCTGTATATGTGTATGTATACGTTCTTTGTATTATTCTAAGTACAGTACCATAAGGTATAGTACATTCCACTTTACTACCTAGGTCAGGCTTTGTATATACAACACAACTAGCTCCTGTTAGTGTTTTACTTGGTGTAAGCCACATATTAGCTACTGTAAATTCTTGCACAGTACTCTTTGAATTATCTTTTATTTTCTGAGTTAGGTATTTAGCGTATACATAATATGTCTTTGTTTTGTATTTTATCTTTGCCCATCCATTTTGTATAGTAACCTCTGTTAATTTTGTTCCCTTTGGGATAATCCCCTTAGATGTGTAATTAGTTCCCGGTCCGGTTCTGTAATTAAGTCCATTGGCATTTACTTCGTAATATTTAGTCTTAGTACCAGAAACTACAGTTTCTTTTACTTTTTCTTGTTCACTAAGAAAGTTATTTGGATCACCATTTTTACCACTTGACCTACACTGCATTCTCACCATTACTTTAAAGTCATCTATGTTCTTACTTAATGTGATACGGGCACAGGCACCCTTTATTTTTTCTGAGCTATTACCTAATTCACTAAGTATAAAACTTTCACCTCCAGATGATATAGTAAAAGAACCATCTGTGCCACGACCTGCATTAATATTAGCTCCGCTCTGAATTAAAGTTCCTACACTTGTACATGGGTCATGTAGTATTAATGTTTGTTCACTCTTTGTTGTGCTTAATTGTAGTTGTGGATAATCACCTACTAATATTTTTTCTCCAGTTTTATTATTTTGTACCTGTGCAAAATGTGCATCTGCTCCAAAGCCTATACTTACATATGGTAGAGTTGCTAATTCACCATTGTTCTCAACTACTACAGTCTGTTGTCCATCCTCAGCATTGTAGGCATGTACATTATCACTATAACTATATGGTGTATGACATATTAGTTCAATGTCAGCATACCCACTCATACTATTCTTTTTCTTTACTTTTAGTGCACCTTTCAGCATTCCATATATAGTGATATTCTCACAGAATTTTATTGGTACTTCTTGTTTAGTATTTAGTATATCATGTAAACATTGTACACGAGTTTTATAATCATCCTCAGTAGATCCTATTACTGCAAGTGATATAGGAATAGAGATGGAGTCATATTTTGCTCCATCAAATATTTCTCCATCTCTACTAGATACATTTATAGTATCAATAGACTTCTCTGGTATATATGGTTTTTCTATACTAGTTACTATTGCTAAATCATTTATCTGATTGCCATTAAAATTAAAATAATTATACATAATCTCTCTCGCCTCTAAATCTTTCTTTTTGGTCATTGTAGTAGTCATTGGTTTCTTGTACTGACTTAGCCACCTTTTGTCCCACCACTACTTTGTCCATAAGTATTGGAGTATTAGTATCTTGTAACGCCTTTTTATATTCTTTTCCCATTTCTTTATAGTCGAATTCTTGTTTACTATCTTGCATTGCTTGTGCCATACCTTTTATAGCATAAAGTAAATTACTATCAACTGTGTTTTCACTATTTATATTAATACCAGCTGTACTCATATTAACTTTACCCAAGAATTTATTTGTGTCTATAGTAGTTACTAAGTCTTTGGCATAATCCTTAATAGCTTGTATAGTTTTACCTGCATTCGCCTCAATACCGACAGTTACACCGGCAGGAATCATTTTCCCTACCATGTCTCTAAATACTGTTGATGGGGAATGTATACCCAAAGCATCTTTTGCAGCATTTAAGGCTCTACTTGCTATATTTTGCATTGTGCTAAATAAATTACCAGCCGCATTAGTAATACCAGTAATAATACCGTGTATGATATTACTTCCTATACTCACCATTCTTCCAGGTAAACTACTAATACCGTTTATAATATTATCTTTGAATCTTTGTGCAGCTTCTCTACCCTTTTGAGCAAAATTTGCGGCAAAAGATATTACTCTTGAAATTGTTGATACTAGGAATGACCATACGCGACCTGGTAATTGTTGAATGAATGTACTTACACCATTTAAGAATCTACTACCAGCTTGTTGAGCTCTACTTGCCATTTGAACTACCCAACTTCCAACCCTACTAATAGTAGTTGTTAACCATGTCCATATACGACCCGGTAATTGTTGGATGAATGTAATTACATTTTGTACAAATTTAGAACCTGCTTCATATGCCTTTTGTCCCATTTGTGCTACCCAAAGTACCGCATATGATACCGCAAAACATAACCAATACCATATAGTTGATGGTAAATTACTAAACCATGTTCCTATATTACTTATCATTTGTGGAACAGTTTGAGTGAAGAAGTTTTGTAGTCCTTGTAAGGCATTACTGGCCACAGTTTTTATGTTCTCCCATAGATTAATCCAAAATTCTTTAAAACCATCAATATTATTCCATGCCCATATAAATCCAGCTACAAGTGCTGCAATAGCTGCTATGACCAATACAATAGGATTAGCCATTAATACTGCCCATAAGGAACTTAATGCTCCACCAACAGTACTAACTACTCCTTGAATTATTCCAAATACTGAAGGTAAACCTGACAATACTCCACGTAGTAGACCAAATCCAGATCTTAGTATCCCAATAGTTTCTTTCATTTTAACCCATGCTTGTATCATTTTCCCTATGATTAATAATGTTGGACCGATTGTTGCTGCTAATAATGCTAAAGTTACTATTACTTGCTTAACTGGTGCAGGTAAATTTTTAATTGCTAGTAATAATTTAGTTAATAGACCTACTAATAATGAGAGTGGTCCAGTAGAGTCTCCTAAGCTAAGCTGCAATGCTTCCCAAGCACTGCTCAAAGTTTTTAAAGCTCCTGATAAATTTTGATTCATCATATTAGACATCTTTTCAGCTGTGCCATTGCTATTTTCTAATTTCTTTGTGAATTCTTCTATACTGTCTGCGCCTGTATTACATAAAATCCCCATACCTTTTATAGAGTCTGCCGTAAATGTTGTCATTAGTGCAGCAGTCTTTTGGGCATCTCCCATACCTTCTGTTGCTTTATCTACATCCGCTATAATATCAGTCATTTCTCTAAAGTTTCCATTAGCATCTTGTACTTGTACCTTTGTATTGCCTATTTGTATTGCACCATTTTTCATCTTTTGTGTCATATCTCTAATAATCGCATTCAGTGCAGTACCACCTTCACTACCCTTTAGACCAGCATCTGCAAATTTACTAAGTATTGCAGTAGTTTCTTCCAAACTCATACCCGCATTATGTGCATTGACTGCACAATTCTTAAATGCTTCTCCTAGCATTTCAGTTGTTGTATTCGAGTTAGCTTGTGCATAAGATAGTACGTCTGCCATACGACCCGCTTGGTCAGCCTCTAACCCAAATGCTGTTAAGTAATCCATTTGTTATTAACGTGGAGCTTTTTATCTATTAATAGTAGGTCAATTCCTACATCCACCTCTGGGAGTTTCCTCCATTTTCATCAACTAGTCAATTCTAGTTCAGTTTGGCATATATTTTCACCCTCGTTTAACGTTAGGTTTTCAGATTATCCTATATATAATCGTGTTAAGGGCTCTTGGGAACATTATATTCTATACTTTTCCATAAGAAAAAGCATAGGTTCAGTTCCTATGCTCTACAATGATTAAGGCATTTTAACTCCTTAATTTATCACGGTATTAGTTTATTATTTAAAAATATATCAATTTGTTTTTTATTATTATTTTTGTTTCCAAATTCCTTATGAAATTCTTTATGACATTCAACACAAAGTGTTATTCCGTTATTTATATCCGTTCTAAGTTCTTCTTTTTCTGAATAATTTTCTATATGATGTGCTGCTAAATGTTCCTTTTTATTACACTTTTGGCAAGTATAATTATCTCTTTCTAATACTTTTCTTTTCCATGTATTATAGCCTTCTATTATTCTATGTTCTATTCTGTACTCTTCAGAAAGATCAGGTTTATAATTAGGATTATTTTCTTTTAAAAGAATATATTTTTGATGTTCAGCTTTACATTTTTGAGAACAATATTGATGAATATTATTTTTTATATCCCATTCTGCTCTATTAAACTCTTTCCCACAATATTCACATTTAATCTTAAATGTTTTCCCTTTGAAGTTTGGATTAGATATTCCTTTTAATAGTTGTTTTTGATGTAAACTTTTACAAGTAGTATTGCAATAAAAATTTTTTTTAATGGAACCATCACTATTTTTTAAGTTACAATCTAAAACTTTTATTTTCTCCCCACAATAACTACATGATATTATACTGTTTGCACCTTTATAATTAGGGTTATTTCCCCCTGTATTGAAAATTCTCATTCCTTTAGCTTTACATTTGTCTGAACAATAGTTATGTTTGTTTCTATTTATTTCTGATTTTGTTCTTTCTAATTCTTTCCCGCAAATTTCACACTTTACGGATATTTTTTTATATATTCTTTTATTAGAACACTCTCTTGAACAGCATATTTGTGACTTTTTGCCTTTAAATTTTTTATTACAAACTGGACATATTTTTTCCAATAATATCACCTCTTAATATACTATATAGTTATATTATATCATAATAATATAGCATTTTCAAAGGTTACGATATCACATAACTTAACCTTTACCGTTTTCCCTTAATGCTTTATGCTATGAATTTCTTCATAACCGACCAATTACTTTTAGTCACCAAATCAGATGCTTGTGCTAAATCCATTCCAGATGCTGCCGCTAGATTTAATACCCCTGGTAAACCCGCTGCAGATTGTTGAGCATCCCATCCAGCTACTTTTTTTCATTGTCTAGGCTCTTTATCCTAGAACTAGGCTTTCACCTAGAGTTGGACTATATCATTACCCTCGACTTTTTACGTTAGGGTAGAATGCGCTCGTGGATATTTCTGCATATAAAAAGACACCCTTTTGAGTGTCTATTACTTAGCTTACTTTATCTAGTCTCTACACCTTCTTGAGATTTCTCATCAAGCTTGGTACGGTGTTAGCATGTTTATATAAATAATTATAGATTTTTTGTTTCCTTTTTTCAGAGTAAAAAATTTTAGTTTTATACCATTCTTCAAAATCTTTATCACATTTACTTGAATTACAGCTTATACAAACTGGTATTATATTATCTTTCGTATAGTTTCCACCTTTTGATAAAGGTATAAAATGGTCTTGTGTTGCTCTTTTTAAGATTTTACCACAATAAGCACATTCTAAATCTCCATTATCATTTTTAAAGAAGTTTTTGCAATCTTCCCAGTCTTTTTTAGAAAAATCAGAAATTACATTTTTTTCTCTTGCTGCTCTTACCTGTGACATTCTAACACTTAGATTTTTATATTTTTCAGGGTTGTCATTTTTCCATTTTTTAACCCTTAATTTTATATCATCGTTGTTTTCAATATAATATTTTTTATTGTAATTATCTATTTTTTCTTTGTTTTTTCTGTTGTATTCTTTTTTTCTTAGCAATATTTTATCTCTATTTTCATTGTGATACTCTCTTTGTTTTTCTAAAGTACACGCTTTGCATTCTCCATGGAAACCACCGTTTGCTCTTTCGTAAAATTCATCTATATTTTTTTCTATTTTACATTTACTACAAACTTTACTTTTTTTATTTAGTTCTTTTTGAGTTCTTTCTTCCTTTTTATTTTTAGTATTTCTATACCATTCTTTTTTAGACTCAAGAACTTTTTCCCTATGCTTTTCTCTATATTTTTTCCCTTGAATACTTGCACATTCTTTGCAATAATTTTTATAACCATCTTTAGAATTTTTATTTTTAGAAAAAAGAGAAATATCTTTGTTCTTTTTGCAACTACAACATACTTTATTCAAAGTTTATCACCTCAAAATAATTATATCATATTTGCTATTATTTATCCATCCTACTAAAACTATTTATATAAATTTAGCTTTCACCGTTTCACATTCTTTTTTATGCTATAGATTTCTCTATAACCGCGCTAGCCTTTAACGCCATATATCCTAAAGCATCTGCGCATTCAGAGGCACTAAAAACTGTGGACTCACCAAACTTCTTAGCCGTATCTTCCAACATTTGAAAATCTTTTCCAGTAGCACCAGATAATGCTTGAACTTTTGACATAGCTTGTTCGAATTGCATTTGTGTTTTTACTACGCTAGCACCTAATGCCATTACCGGCGCTGTTATACTGGCAGTAAGCCCTGCACCTACAGTTGATAGTGATTTACCAAAAGAACTTAAGCCTTCAAATTGTTGTTGAGTTTCTCTTATTCGATTTACTGCATCATTTAATCCACTATTGAAATCATTCATTTCTAATCTTAAATGTGCAACTATACTACCTAAATCTACTCCTGCCATAGCCTCACCTCCTTTTATGTAATAAAAAACTGTAAGACTTTTATAATCTTACAGTTACTAATTCATTAATAAATCTAATCCTGGATTATGATGCTTGCTTTCTTGTATATCTTCTATAAACGTAGGCTTTTCACTCTTTCCATCCTTATTTGGTTGCATTCTATTGTAAAGATATGTACATGCTTCATCTATACAGTATCGTGCATATATGTCATCGTCTTCTATGCCTAGTATATCACTAGGGCGACATCCGAAAGTTTTAGCAGTACTAATAACATTTATTATTTTCCTACTTTTGAATAAAGGGTATAACTGCATTAACAGTTCCCGTTGATTCACTCATTATTTGCATCTTTTGAGTATCAGTCATAAACATTTTTATATCATCAAATAATGGTTCTACCATGCAATCTCTACAGATAGTATCTATCATTTCCATTACCATTTTAAGTTCATCTGGATTCATATCAGATGTATCAACTTTTCCTTTTGATTTTTTATTACCTTTACTAATAAATAAATCATCTACTGTTTGTAATAGATTATTAGGAAGTTTTCCCGCTGCTATCATTCCTAACATACTCGCAGGTTTTATTCTTACTTCGATTTTTTCGTTTGGTTCAAATCCATCTATTTTTATAATTCTTGTGGCTTTATTTTTAAAAGCTTCAGCACTTATAACACTCATTTATATTCCTCCTAACAGTTTTTCTAAGATGCTTCTGGGTCAGCTGGCACTTCATCAACGAAAGTTATTTCTTTTATTGGAAGACTAGCTTTTGTATTTTCTCTTGCTTTTATCTTAAATTCAGGTGCGTAATATCCGTCGCCAACTTCCATATCTGGGAATTTTCCATAGCATTTATTAAGAGTAATTTTTACATAATTTACTATGGAGTCTCCTGAATAGTTTGCAACGTATATATCGCATTTAAATGGTTTCCCTGTAAATCCTTCTGTCATCATTGGAGTAGACCATTTTTCTTCATTACCAGAACCAGTAACTTTATAACCTGCAACTAATTCAGCTGCTTTGGCATCAAAAGTATTATCAGTTAAAGTCATATCATATCCGTAGATTAAATCATTAGTTCTTACAACTGCAAGTATTTGTTCTGGACTTCTTAATATATCTTCATCTCCTTCACTTAATACAGCCTCTAGTTCTGCTTTTTGTGCAGTTTTAATGTGAGTTACTATTCCACTACTTTTAGCAGATCCAGTTGACTCATCAAGTTCAGTCAGTACAACTTTCTTGATATTGTATAATATCGCCATGCGTTTCAATCCTCCTTTAATAAATATAAGTACTCGGCGTTTTGCATGATACTGTTGATATGTAGCAATGCAAATTTTCATCCCAGTACTCTTGCTTTAATTCATGTATTACTTCAATGTCATTTTCAGTTAACATTCTTATAACTTTTTTTCTTAATTCATCTAGCTTAATTGGACTATTAGGACAATAAATATATATAATCCATATGTCCCATCCGGCCAAATCGTTATTCATGCTGGTTAATACACTGTTTTGTTTTAATACCAAAGTATCTTCTGATATTTTGCTTTTAACTTGTTGCGTTATATCGACTTTACATATTTCACTTAGCATTTCATATATTTTAATACGGTTCACATACATTCACCGCCTATAATCTCAGTGATAATAACATACTTTTAAATGTTTCAATTTGGCTATCTCTAGCTTCTTCTAATATTTTATATTTACCTTCAAAATCTCTTCTAGTCTCAAGCCATATACCATAGTCAACACCATGAGTAATAGATATATCAAGTGTTGTTCCTTCCCATTTAGCATCTGCAGTAATTCCAGCTGTTGCACTGCCAGTTCTATCAATCCATTTATGATTAGATTGAGCATATTCTTTCATTTGAGAAGCTACGGTATTACCTATGGTAGTTATTCCTGCCTTAGTTCTTTGGTCCATATTTCTTAGGTTGTTTATTACTTCACTAGCATCTATAGTAATATCACTCATTTAACTCAATCCTTTCAATCGGTATTTCATATAATAAATTGTAGTGTACTATGTCTAAGAAAATCCCAACTCTATAATAAACCCCATCAATTTCAAGATAATCATCTTCTTGTATAAGAATATCTTTCTCATAAGGTATATATAAAGTTGCTGAGGCATCTAGCTCTACAATTCCTTGTCTCTCATTAGTTTTAGTTGGTAAACGTGAGCTACTAGCATTGTCTATAATTCCTTTTATTGTACCTATATATGTCATATTCTCATCTAAATTTTTACATCCGTATTCATCCTCACTATAAATATCCCTGTATACTTTTATCTCTGTGCCATATTGATTGATAACTGCATCAACTTTTGATTTTATAGCATTAATATTCATCTGCTCTACCTACGCACTTCCCAGTTAAAGATTTAGATATAGTTGAAGTACCACTGGGATTTGCCATCCATTTTTTATAAAACATTTGAGCTAAATTTTGCCACATTTGAGAATTGTTTTTTATACTGATTGGTCCAATTGTAATATCTTGAGCATCTGCTTTCATCATGCAAGCAACATAACATAATTCATTCATGTCATCATATAAATTGCACATAGCTTCTAATTGATCATCTGAGAAATACGGATAATTTTCTTCTTGTAAAAATATTTTCGCTTGTTCTACATTTAACATTAAAATTCCTCCTTACATTAAAATACCCCTAGGAATAGAAGTCTCTAAACCTAGAGGTTATATAAAAGGAATATAAATGAGCTAAATTATATTATATCTCCTGCGCTACCACCTGTTTTGGCTGCACTTATATCTGCAACTGCACAATAATCAATTGTTTCAAATGAAGGTATCATTACAGAAGATACAATTGTAACCACATTCACAGGATGTTTTTCTTTATAAGTAGTTATTGCAGTTCCTGTGTTTACTATTGATACTTGAGCATCTGAGCCTGTCATAAGGTCTGACTCTTCAGGAGTTGTTCCATACCAAGTTGAGCCTAAAGGACCAGATGGCATTATTGCAACTTTATTATCTGATATTAATGATACTGGAGAAGTAGATGCTAATCCTGTTGAGTTATCTAAATTTGCAACTTTTTTAGAATATATAAATATAGAACATCCAGTTACATCTTCCACAAATGTTTTTAATTGAGCTTCAGATACAAAATAATTAGTATTGTTATCATTTGGATACATCATTAAATGAACTTTTTTACTTCCATATAATTTTAAGAAAGTATTTCTGTTCATTACAAGTCTAGTTGGTCTAGTACCTGTTTTAGTTTCCATATAATCACACCAAGCTATTATATCCTTAACTGGATCAGCTGTATCATTTCCCCATCCAGCAGTTCCTTGTCTTGGTTTAAAACTATTAGCTTGGCCATAATCATATATATATTTTGCTCTACCGTCAGCAGAAGTAACATCTATTTTACCAGATGTTAATAATTGCATTCTCATTATTTCAGCTCGTGCTCTAACACCTTCTACTAGTCTAGCTGTCTCATTGAATATATTTCTTATAAGAGGTAAAGCCAATTGAGATTGTGGATTATTTAATAAAAGATTTATTTGTTGTCTATCTTTTTCACCAATTCTCATTGCTTCTCTAAAGAATGCCATTTCAGTAGCAACTCTGTCAAATCCTTCTTTTTCTCTCATTCTTGCTTTTGCATCATAGTTAGAAGGTTGTATTGCCACTGGTAATCCATTGGATCCTTTTAACCAACTTATATCTGTTCCTAATTGCTTTTGTGCTGGGAATAAAGTTTCACCAAAGTATGGTATTTTATTTTCTGGTTTTTCAGTTACAAAAGCGGCTATTTCTTTTGCGTTTATAAAATCAAATAAATTAATATTCATATTCTTTGCCTCCTTTGAATTATTGTGCTATTACGTGAATTAATGGTGCATCTAAGTTAGCTGCATCTTTTAGTCTATCTTTTCTAACGAATCCATGAACAAGTACTGTTACATTTACATAGTCATCAGTATTTTCAGTATAATCATCTAATTTTACTGTATTGAATACTATTGCATTTCCTGTAGCTTTAGTTGAGCTTGCTGCAGCAGCAGATTTAGTAACAGTTCCGTCATCTGCAAGTGCTACCACTTGTCCAGCTAATAATGCTTTATTTCCTGCTGGGTCAGTAGTAGTGAATGTTTTTAATACTGAATATGCTATTTTAGCAGTTACATTAACATAATGGTCAGGAAATGCTAAAAAAGTTTTTTCAGGTGCTAATATTTTTTTAGTATTTAAATTTGGCATGTTGTTTTCCTCCTATTTTTTAAAAAAATAATCGCTATCTATTTGTTCATCTGAATTTGGTTTGTTTTGTTGTGATAGCATTTTTCCAAAATCTCCTTCATTTGTTGTCTTAGAACCAAATAGATTTAAATTACTTGGTTTTCCTGGTGATCCAGTTCCAAAAAAATTAAATCCACCTTTATTTTGTTGTTCTTCAATTTCAAATAAATAAGATTTTTCTTTTTTAAGGCTTTCTACTTGCTCTTTAATTCCAGTAACTTCACCGTTGGTACCTACAGTTATTTTACTTTTATCTAAAAAAGCTAGTATATCTTTACCTGTATTGTCCTTTGCTTTAAATTCTAAGGCCATATCTTTTACGGCATTATTTAATTGCATTTCCTTAACAGTCTTATCATAATTTGCTATTGAATCTTCTAAGACTTTTATCTTTTCAGAAGCTCCTTCTGTGCCTTTTAATTCATCTTTAAGTGTACCTATTTGTGTATTTAGTTCTTTTATTTTATCATTGGAGTTTTTAAGCTCCGATATCTTAGAATCTAATCTAGTTTTAGGTACATATATATTTTCTTTACCATCATCAACGAAAATTTTGCATCCAGCTTCTTTTAAAGCATCATTTATTTTATCCTCTATTTCAGCAGCATTATCTAATCCTGCTAAGAAATCTTTTAATTGTTTTGCCATATTAAATCCTCCTTTTACATCCTGGTGGATGATATATCAATGTTTTTGCTAAAACATAGAAAAAGTATTTTTATCATACAAGGTTATGAAGTAACCAAGAACTTAAGCCTTTTTACGCCATGCCTAGGGCATAAAAAAAGATAACCCGAAGGCTATCCTGTTATTTATTTCAAAATATAAATTTAAGCTTCCATTAAAGCTTTTGTATTAGTTTGTTGAATGAATGTTTTTATTTGATTATAATCCCAACCACAATCCACTAATCCACTTACTAAGCATTCCATTGATTGAACTGCTTTTAATTCTTCTGAACTAAAATAATCTCTCGGATTAGCTTTTTTATCTATTCCATATTCTTCTCTTAGTTGTTTAGCATTTTTATTAAATATTACTTTGTAAATACAGTTTGTATAAGTTGAATATGCATGTCCATGCATTCTTTCATTTTCATTTGATTGTTGGATTGATTTTGTTAATGCTTGTCGTACCGCTATGCCCTTTTGTCTTTCAACTAATTTTTCTTTTAGTTGTTTTTCCATAGCATTGAATTGTTTTATGTAAGCTAACTTAAATTGCATTGCTTTTTCTGTTGTATATCCCATAGCTAATAATGTAAAACCATCTCTATTCATATAATACATAGGTAACTTTTTACCATTTTTAGCTTTATAATTACTTTCAAAGAACAAACCCGAAAATTCGGGGCTACTAATTTTGTCTTCTATTGTTCTTATGTCTTCAAGAACATGGTAGTGTTCTTTTTCAAAAGTTTCTGCTACATCTAAGCTGCTTACAACAGTTACTTCTTCTTTATTTAATTTTTGTACTTCTACTAACATTAACATCAATCCTTTCCGTTGATTTATTATTTTTAGAAGGCGGGTAATTATCCCGCAAGTTCTCTATATTCATATTATTTCCAATTTATGGATTTTAAATTAATGAAAGATAATAAAAAAAGAAGCTAAATAGCTTCATATCTTTTTCATTCATATTAATATCCTCCTATAATGGAATATCTCCATACAATATATCCATAGTGCCACTGTTTTCTTCCCCTCTAATCCATTTGCCTATGTCTTCTGCCATTTGAATATTAGATACTTCTTTTCCATTTATACAGAATATATTTTCAAGATGACATAATCCATTAGGATGGTCAAAAGGGCAATCTTCTACATCAAATATTTTCCCATCTCTATCCTCACATTGTTGACAAGTTCTTCCCGCTTGATGGACACTATGCCATTTTAACTTTCGGGCATATGGATTTACTTTGTTTGCATTCTTTTGAGTTAATTGTGCTTGATGATTAAGTGTAGTTCTTGCAAGTCTTAATGCTTCATAATCTATGCCACCAGCTCCATACCTATTAGCATAAGCACTACCTAACTTTTCTTTTATCTTAGCTTTATCCCAAGTCTTATGGCCTTGTTTAGCAAATTGAGTTAAATTTTTAGCTATTTCAGTAGCTCCTTTTCCCTCAGCTATCATGCTTGTAATAGCTTCTTCTATCTTATCACCACTTCTGCTAACACTTTTCCATAGTCTTTTGCTAAGTCCTTGGCCATCTTTATATATTTGCCCTTTAATCATTTGCTCTATTACTTGTCTATTAACTATATTGACATTTTTCTTGATTTCTTTGTATAGGTCTGTGTCTTTATAATAGTCTACATCTTTCGTTAAAATATCAACATGTGCATTAAGAATATTATCAGTAACTTTCATATTGTATTCTTTAATAATTTTTAGAATTTCATTATGTAATTGTTTGCAGTATGCTGTTCTTGCTATTTGAGTTGCATTTTTCTTATGTGAATTAGCTTTATATTGCTTCAACATACTATCAAAAGCTTTATTATATGCTTTAAGTATTGCTTGTTGCTCTTGCTTATTAAGTTTTAATTTGTTTCTTTTTAGGTAATTATTTAAATCGTTTAAATATCTATTCATATTAACCACCCAAATATTTTTCTTTAAGTTTTTTACCTCTTATGCAATTCTTAGTTTTTATAATATGATAATCTCTTATAGCTTCTTTATCGTTTACATCGCTAATCATCTTATTTCTTAGCTCTATAGCTTTAAGCATACCTTCTCTAAGCTTTTCATCTGTTACATTCACAATGTACTCTTTATAACATTCAGGACATTTAAAATAAGTTATTTGCATATTATCTTTTTCTTTTGTGTGAAGCTTTATTGTGAATTTTCTATTGCATTTGTCACAAATTGCTTTATCCATTGCTTTCACCACCAGCATTAAAATCATCTAATCCACTAGAACTATTAAGTGTCATATTAAGTTTATCTTGTTCATCTAAGATTTCTTCAAATTCTTTATCTGCTTCTTGTGCTTCTCCAAAATCTCTAATATATGATTGATGAGAACGTACATTAGCTTCAACTTCTTTCATAGCTAATTCTTTTGTCTCTGTTTCATCATCTGGTATTGGATAATTATGATAAAATTCTAATGATGTATTTAAATTTAAATCCTCAATGTTTTCTACATCTCTATAAAGATTTCCTTTGTTGACAGTTTCAATTATTATATCTATTAACCATCTAAATGCATCGTCCCATTCTTGCCATTTTTCTTCACATCTTCCTATTAAATCATCATTTAACATTCTAAGTGCTTTACCGCTTGCTACATTAACTAATGACTCTGGCAAAGGTTGGTCCATCAACTCGTACATATCCTTTTTTAGCCCAGTCAAATAACTATCAGCTGCAGTTTGAAAGTTAAATGCAGAAGTTAATTTACCATATGTAGGAGTAGGAATGCTCCCATCCATTGATAAGCTTTGGTCTCCTTTTAAATCAATTATTGAACCAGGTGCTATTTTAATACCAGCAATAGAATTAGGATCTGCATTTACAAATACATCTTGTTCAAACATTTTAAATTTTAATGCATCTCTATAATCGGAAATAGTTCTATTATAATCCATGGCCATATCCATTAAATCCTTTATATCACTATGTCCCCTTACATCTCCTGTTAGTCCATCGTTGAATATTATTTTACATGGCAATTGATTTAATCCTGTATTCCAATCCTGCTTAATTTCTTCTTTCTCTTTTTCACCATTTTCATTTACTGTTTCTATATATGCCTGAGTATTTATACCGTCAACAACTTGATAAGTTGCCCAGCATTCATTGCCTCTCATTTCATATATCCATTTATGCCATCTTTGTTCAGTCTGTAGTTTACCTATAGTTGTTTCATCTTGGTATGCTATTTGTACTTTTATCAATTTATTGCAATCATTTGGATCATATTCATATGTGAACTCTGGCATTGTATAAAATCTAAACCTAATAGGTTTTTCTGATAAAACATTTCCTTGGTCGTCTATATCAGTAATTAAGCAAAGCATTACTCTTTTACCAATTGTGCAATCTAAAAAAGCTTTAGAAAATTTATTCCAAAACTTACCTTCATTTAATATTTTATTTATTATAGCTTTTTTATTATCAACTCTTTCAACATCTGCTCCATCGATTGATTTAATAATAAAATCTGGTTTTACCGCGGTCATAAATCTTTTCTGCTTTTTCATTAGCTTCTTAGTTATATTTCTGATTTCTCTAGTAGGTTTATAATCGTCAGTTTTTACTTTCCATAGTT